TTGGCTTTCCTGCTGCGTAGCCATAATCAAGGCTTACTTCTCTAGCCCAGTATTTACCTGGACCAGAAAAACGGCTTTTTTCCAACAATCTGCTAAGAAATTTTGTTGTTTCAGATCTTTTCATATTTCCACCTCACTATCCTCTGGCATATAAAACACGGATTCTTTCCCACTCCAAGCATCATCGTTTTTTACCGACATAAATTTACAATATGCTTCCTGAATCATATCCAGTACCTTCATGGCTTTTTCTTTTGATGAATAATGCCCGATAACATAATCATCGCATGAATATGAGCAGAACATCTTCGTTACCCCTCCAATATCCACCATGGTGTTGACTACGATTGAATTGTTGAAATTGATTAATGCTTCTTTATCCTGACTTCTGATTAACATTTCGCGTCCTCCTCATCACTTATTCTCCTGTTCCACTGTTCTACAGCTTCTTCCTCTGTCTTTCTCCAGCGTTCAACCATTCCATCGCATTCTGTGCAAGCTACAAGATATTCTTTTCTCGAATCTTCATATTCATTAATCAGCATTTCTGCCTTTCCTCCGCAAAACGGACAAGGTTTTAATTTATCCATTTTTCCTCCTTATTTTCTCATATAATTCAAAATATTCTCCCGATGTTTCTGGCAGCTTAATACAATCTGGCTCATAAGGTTTTGGATATACCGTATATCCGCATTTCGTACATTTGATTTGTGGCGGAAAATCTCTGCTCCATTCCATGTTTCCACCACATTTTCTGCAACGGATGTATCTCTCTACTTTCTTTGGTTTTGGTTTTAAAAAAAAGTGTAATTATTATTTTTCATTCCCATCCTCACTTTCAATATTTTTTCAAAATCTCTGCAACCGCATTAATGTGCTCTGACAGTGCATCTAAATCTTCGTCTTTAATTGCTCCCAGCCCGCGGCTCGACTTAAAATTTTCAATGGCATATACACCATCTCTGATTTTCTTAAATTTCTTTGCCATTTCTCTTTCTTTTATGGCTTCAGAATCATATTTGTAAAATGTCTCATGTTTATCGTGTTCTCCAATGTCGGTTTCAATTTTGGTTCGTTTAGGAGTCATGCGAATGATCTTTACCGGATACACCATGACGTGTCTAAAACTTGCTCCCCATCCGCACCGTACTTCTCTTGCGATTCCAACCACATCTCCGACTTTTAAATCATTTTTATTTATCGGGTTTAATTTTACTATTACCATCCTCTTGCCATCCTCACTTTCCCCATGTAAGCAACTGACACGCTATTGTGCAGTCCTCCATGATTTATTTAAAATAATCTTCAATACTCATCTGCTCATCTGAATTGAACACAATCATTTCATCTTTAGCTCTCTGATAGAAATTTCTATCAATCTCAAATCCATATGCGTTTCTGCCAAGTTCCATGGCTGCTCTCAATGTGCTGCCACTTCCGCAACATGGGTCAATCACTACATCGCCGGGATCGGTAAATATTTCTATTAATCTTTTCAGAACTACTACTGGTTTTTGTGCGGGATGAATTTTAGGAATATCCTTTCCGTCTTTTTCCCACTGAAACCAGTTAAAAACCATCTTTCCAGTACCACGAATAGTCTTTCCGTTTTCATCCGTCTGCGCTCCATTTCTGAACTTTGGAAGCTTATTTCGGTAAAACACAAGTGCGTATTTGGTAGCCCCTACCACACGCATGTTAGCTTTTAGTACCTGCGGGCTGTAATTTTTAATGAACACAAGCGGTATGTAGTGGACGAATCCATGTTTCGCAGCCGCATTGATCAGAGTTTGAATTTGCTCAAATGAACAAAATACGATCATACACGGTGCGTCTGAACTTCTTCCTCTTACCCCTGCCTTTTTAGGCTCTTTCCTCAACATCTTTGAACAAAAATGAAAATATTCATACAAATTAAAGTTGAAATCAGAGTTGAAAGCTGCTTTTCCAGCTAATTTACTTTCGCCGTTCTTATTATCTCCGCCCGTGTACCACATTGGATTGCTGCCATAAAAATTGTTTCCAACATTGTAAGGTACATCCGCAATTACAAGTTGTGCTCTTGGAATTGCATATTTTTTATAATTCTGCATAGAATCACGATATATTTCACATTTTAAATTCATTTTTTTCTAAGAAGCCCGGTATACCCTTGCCCCGGCCGGAGGCTGGCTCCTTTCTGTATTATTTGTTATTATTTAGCTCTGCATTGGTATTCCTACTCAATTTCATTCAACATCATTCTTAATTTTCCGTAACACGGGCAAATCCTTGTGTTATCGAAAATATCTCGCAGCAACACACAATGCGGATAAATCGCATCGACCTCATAAATGTGTTCCACTTTTTCCTCTCCGCGTTCTGTGTACTTGATACGATTCCCTTTGCGGATCCCGTACCTTTCTGCCAGATACACCCTCAATCCTTGAATCGTTATGGCATTATTCCTCATCTGAACATCTACTCTCATTTCTTCTGCTACTAAAAACATATACAAATGTATATGCTAGATGATTCGCTACAATCTCACAATTTGTAGTTACTGCTTCATCGTGTATGCTTTGGTGGTCGCAAGTGGCACACTACTCACAAGTTCTTGTACACTCCACAGTCGTAAATTCCCGACTAAGCCATCGGTACATACCTATAAATTCTTTTTTTATTGATTAGATATAGGCTCATCTAAATAGCTTTTCCTTTCTAAAATTTTTTGCCATTTGGTTTTCATGGACTTCTACCATTACTCAATCATTACCATCAAGGTTCTACCCTATAGTTAGCAAGACTGTTTCAACTTGCACTGGCTTATCTTTCCTATGATTTCAGTGGTTTTAAGTTACCAACTAATACTATGGGTTTTAAGTATCTTTGAGCATGTTTACTCACGTTTGATAATATATTTAATTGCTTAAATTTTCTTCTAAAATCCGATTCTATCTTCGCCATCGAGGATTTCTTCATCCTCATCGTCAAAATCGAAATCTGATGTTTCTTCTACATCAGTTACTTTCCATTTCGACATGTTCTTTCCTCGCTTAATTAGTTCTGCCCTCTGTTCTTCTGTCAGTTTTCTAGGGGCTCGTAAATTTGGCACGTATTTTCTCGGAACATGAGCGAAAATCGAGCCATCTTTGTTAATTGCGATAACCTTCACATCTTCTGGGTTTTCTTCTTTCAGTTTAAGCGTCCGATTCTTTAAAGTACTTCCGTTGTACGCCGATACCTCGGCATAATCGCTTCCACGTATCCATGCGATACTACATTCGTTACAATTCTCTGCCATTATTTTCCCTCCACTTTTAATATTTTTCTCAACTTCGATGTGAGTAAGTCAAACTGTGCAAGCATGTCTTTGTCCTTGTGCTTTCTAACAGTGATATCGTCTTCCGAATCATCCAGGTAATATTCACCATTGATAGGTTCTCTGTAGTCTATTTTTGATTTGAAGTCCCACCCGGAAAGGCTGAACCTTTCAACAGCTTCTTTCCGGGTAAGCGTATCTACGAACGTCCCATCTAAGGTGTACAGATCGTAAAGCTTCATCTTTCGTTCTTTCTTATCAGCCGGTATTTTCTGTGAGAATTGCTCCCCGAAAATTCAATCAGTCCATCATCCGCAAACTGGCGTAAATGCCTCTGGACTGCACTGGGGCTTAAGTCTAATTCCTCAGCTATCGTTTTAACCTGTGGCATTTCGCCTTTGCACTTTGAATATTTTACAATGAAATAATAAATATCTTTACGATTCTGCTCGTATTCCTTATGTTTTCTGCTCTTTATTTCACGTATGGTCATTTCTCGTAGTTCCTTTCATCAAGCATTTCTTTGAATTTCTCAAAGGCTTTGATTGAAGTTTTATTGTGCTGCTTTTCTGGCTTCAGGGTAATTTGCAAATGAGTATCAATGATATGTGATAAATCACGGGCCAGAGTTTTCTTGCCTTGTTGGATACCATCACGATATCCTTTTGCCGGTCGGTAATCAGCAATCTTTTCTTTACCTTCATCCTGTCCACCGCCAGTCTTGTTCTTTACGATCCATCCGGCATCAATGGCTTTCTGGATGTATTCTCGTTCTTTTTCATCAAGCTGTGATACCGGGCAATGGAAAAAATCAATCTTGTAGCCGTTCTTATTATCTTCCGAATACAGCCCATGTGCTTTCATGGAACGATCAATATGCTGTTCGTATCCTGACATGTGTTGTGCCAGTCTGGTAAGAAGTTTTACTGACTGCCCGATATATCCATGGGTTTCGGTACGCCAGAGTATATATATTCCGGTTCCTTCATCCAGTTTCGGATTTACTTTCAGAAGTTTCTTCTTATTGCTAGCTTCAATGGCTTTCGCCTGTCTGAATTTCTTGTAATCCAACTGAAATTCCTTTCAATTACGAAAACGGTAAATCCGGATCGTAAGCCGGTTCAACAAATGTGTCACTTGCCGATGCTGACGGTGGAACTGCGCCGATGTTTTCAGACTGGTTACTTTTGTCCTTACTTTCCACAAACTCATGTGTTTCTACCAGACAGTCATTTGTGTAAATCTTCTTTCCATCAATGTCCGTATAGTTTCCGGTCTGCCAGCTTCCGATGACTGCGATTTTCATTCCCTTATGCAGGTATTTTTCAGCAAACTCTCCATTTTTACCAAGTGCAACACAATTTATGAAATCTGCTTTCCGCTCGTTGTCTTTACGATACTGTCTTTCTACTGCAAGAGTGTATCTGGCAATGGTTATGTTGTTGGTTCCGGTACGTATGTCCGGGTCTTTCACTAATCGACCGATCAAAATTACTTTGTTCATGTTATTTCTCCTTATAAGCTTTAGGCATCGGCATCCACGCCGAAACCGTATATTTTATCTCTCTTCCGACTCCAACATCCGCCCATTCACCGTTTCCGATGTATCTCAGAGATGTTGGCCATTCAGCACCTTTGATTGTTACCGTGTACTGTGGAAGTTCCTCGATATCAACATCTTCGTCTGGCTCCGGCGGTAACATTAATTCTGTCGGAATCCATTCAATCACCGGATTATAGGATGTGAAACATTCCTTTGCCTTTTCCAGTGCATCATTCCATCCTCTGTCGTACAGACTGGATGCTGGAGATATTTCCTTTTTGATTTTGTCCAGAGCATTAATTAAAATCTGCATCCTGTCACTCCTTTTTATCCTCGTAAAAACTCAAGTAATCAAACCACTGGTCTTTGATAAAATGCCCGATGATTTTTACTGAACTTCCCCACCCCTTTGTTGCGACCCGAACATGCTTTCCTTTTAAATCCACAAGATCTTCAACGCCAACTACATCCATAATTCGCATGATTGCTTCCATTCCAGAAGCAGAACCTTTAAATTCTTTGGCTCCCAAATATCCATGTCCAAGAACATAGCCGCCGTAAACGACTCCCCATCCGCCACCGTTCAGCGTAAGGTCAAGTGAAAGCACTCCGTGATCTCTGAAATTTAATGATACATTTGTAATTTCAGCGTTTTGAAGTTTATATCCATCCGCCAGTAAAAGTTCTTCTGTCCATTCTTTCAATTTTATTCCTCCTCGTAATCATTACAGTACAGTGATCCGTAATCCCAAGCTAATGTGCAGCAATTACGGAATCTGCACTTGCTACAGTCTGTCATTTCCATATTTCCTTCTCCTTTCAAAACGGAAACAAATTCAAATCAACTTCCAGTCCAGCTCGTCCAATCTGAACCAGAACATCATCCCCAACAGTTTCCTTGATTTCTTTAAGCATTTTTTCAGCATTCGAAGCATCACCGCTCAAATGTACCAGCGTTATCGTTTTGAGCGATTCCGTGAGATTTTCCTTAATGAATTGCTTGCAAGTTGACAAAGAACAATGCCCGGTGATCTGGTGCTTCCACTTCGGGTTGTTTCTGTCTATCAATTCCTCGCAGTAATTACAACCAATAACCAAGTGATTAATTTCCATTGATTTGAATTTGTACCGGCAATGCTCAAAGTCTGTCAGGTAAAGAAGCTTTCCCATTTCCTCATGTTCCACTAGATACCCGAAGTTCGGGCACGGCTCTTTATTTGCAGATGTATGCGGCAGGTTGAACGGAACTACATTGAACGAGCCAATTTTGAAATATTTCTTTTCAGCAACAGTTTTTATAGTTCCGTCCGTTATGCCTAAGTTATTGATTGTTTCTTTCCCGGTATAAACCGTGATTCCTGCATTCATGATTTCATGAACAGCTTCGGTGTGATCGCCATGTTCATGTGAAAGAAGCACACCGGAAACATTGCTTATTTGGTAGTCAATCCCTCTAAGGATTTTCTTGTAGTTGCATCCGCAGTCAAGAAGAACGATCTCGCCTGTACTTGACTGCAAAGCGTAACAGTTTCCATTAGTGCTTCCTGTTGAAATTACTCGCATGAACAAATGACATCACCTCGCTTTCTGTATTACTTTTGGATTAATATTTGTAATCCAGGTTGCTGATAAATTGTTTTATTTTATTATCTTCAATCACTACAAATTCTGCACAAAACTCTTTGTTTTCACTTAACTTAGAATATTCCCATTCCCCAGTATTCTTATTAAAGCAAGAGAACCAATTAGATACACTATCGTCAACCGATGTGTTCTTAAATACAAAGTATGGTGTTTCTTCTACTTCAAGCGATTTGATATGATGTGCAATATCACAAAACCTTTCCAGAATATGTTTAACTTTTAGAACTGGAATGTGGTTTTCACTGTCATAATCGGAACAGTAATTTTCATTCTGTTTAAGAAAAGCGTAAATGCACTCTTCAATAAAATCTTTATCTTTTGTGAAGAAAATCTGCTGATTAGACAGTTCCCATAAAATACGATCTGGTGTGTTCTGGCAATCATTTATAATGTTATTAAGCTCTTTAAAAAGTTTTCGGTCGTAAATTATGTTTCGCTTAAATCCATATTTGAAAAGTGTTCCGTGAGGAATGTACTTCTCAGCTAAAACATCCCATATGATAGGGGAGAAAAGCCAAGAATTTCTAAAAATTTCCTTTTCCTCTCCGTGATAATCTGGAGTGATACCTACTAAACTGCTATAACTCATAATACCCTCTTTTCTGTATCAAAATTTTTATACTTCATCATCCTCTGGAAATCTGAACACAATGTTTGCCGGTTCGAATTTCACATCTGGGCTGTTGACCATGGTTTTAATGATTCCGAAACATCTTGCAGCCATTTTTACGCATTCCTCGTAATCGTCATCACTCATTTCAACGTTTTGTGCAAGAAACATTCCTGCGTATACTTTATGAAGAACCTTCATTGCTTTCTCAGCTTTTTCCTTTGTTGAATAATTAGCTATGATCGTCCCTTTTTCGCCAACTATAGGAACATATGCAAATATAAGGTTTCCCGCTACACTCAATACAGTATTTTCGTATGGGATATCAATATCTCCTGTCTGACTGATTAATCTCATTTCATTCTCCTTTCGATTTCTAAATCCATACTGTGGCATAATTTAATACAGTTTCCATGAAGCATATGGTTCCTACATGCTCCATATTTTTCGTTGAATTTTTCCACTGGCATCTTTTCTTCGTTTACTGCGCGAACCCATCTGCGAACCTTTTTCTGAGTATTTCTTTTTCTGTCACCACGTAATTTTCTGATATATTTCCCCTTATCAGTCACGTAATGGTGGAATCCAAGATAACATAGTCCCATTCGGAACGGTACAATTTGCGATTTTGGGTTCAATTCCACCCCGAGACTTTTAACCATCATTCGAATTGCTTCAAGAATTTCTCTGGCGATGTCTTTTGTTTTGCACAACACATAAAAATCATCGTTATATCGTCCATAATATGGATTTCCAAACTCAATCGTTATCATCTGATCTAGCGAATGAAGTAGTAGCAATGCATATTTTAGGTTGACCTGGTTCCCTAATGGCAGTCCTGGATTTCCTGTACTATCAATAAATAAATGATTCAGCCAGATTGTAAAATTATCATCAAAATAGTAGTCCAGTACATCTTTCATTATTTCATGATCTATGCTGTAAAAATATTTATGAATATCACATTTTACAATCCATCCATTTATTCCATTCTTTTCATAGAAATCCAACATCTGCTCCTTTAAACCGTCCATTGCCATATGTTGTCCTTTTCCCTGTTGTCCAGCGGTATTCCATTTAATCAGAATTTTTTCAAGCTTCGGAGTCAGAACATAATCGGAAAAGCATCTCTGCACTACTTTATCCTTAAATGAACATGATTCTATTGTCCGTTCTTTTGGCTCATGGATTTGAAATTTATTATATGGATTTATGGTATACGTTTGGCTTTCCAACTGTTCTTTTAGAAGGTGAATGCCTTCAAGAGACAAATTAGAAAACCTTGCAGTGCCTGAGTTAAACTTTTTACCACTTTTAACCTTCTTGTAAGAACAATATAAATTCTCAAAACTTGCCACAATATCTTTATCCATTTAGTTTCTTCCTTTATATTTATCCATTCCGGAAAGGTTATGCATTTACTTGTATCTTTACTGATTTCAGCTTTGCGCTTACTCTGTCTGCCTGTGATCCAGGTTGGGCGAACACCGTTACTGTTGTTGTAGTTATTGCTGTTGATATTGCCGGAAGGCGAAACAACGGTATTGCAACATATAACCCAAGTTGTTACCTGTTTCTGTCTTTTGTTCTCCATGAAATAGTCATGTACTTTATATCTTTGACCATTTGTGACCATGACTCCATTCCACCGGAGTTGATAATTCCTAATTCATATGAAAGTTCTATAAAGTACATCAACTCATCACAATGAGTAATGGCTTTCGTTTGAAGCTCTAATCGTTCTCTTTTATAATCTTTCAGATCAGTTCGGTTGGCTTCAAAAAGCAAATCGTAGATTTCTAATGCTTTATTTTGCATTTTATCTACAAGTGAAAATCTGTATTTCTTCGGGTATCGTCTGGCATTACTCGTAACTATTAATGTATGCTTTGCAAGCTGCTTAGCCTTTGCTATTACCTTTAAATCTTCATTTGCCATTAATCATCACTTCCCAATTCAAAGATTGAAGAAGAAAAGATACAAACTGGGCGAACACCGTTACTGCTGCCGTAGTCACGGCTGCTGACAATGCCGGAAGGCGAAACAACGGTAAGCGTTGAATTGTAATCATTTACTGGTGTACTCCATGGCGTAATCAACCACCACCATTTCGGCATGTTCGGCAGTAATTTACGATATTTCCGGTACTCATCCACAGTCAAGAGTGAAATCTTATCTTCACAATGTCCGTATTCTGTCTGACCGTCCAGAGAAAGTAAATCGCGATCAAATCCGATGACTGCATCTTCTCCTAATTCGTCCGAAATCTTTTTCAAGAATTTAGTGTTTAATTCTTCTCGAAGTTCACTTGAAATCCAGTTATTTGAATCCGAATCAAATGTTCTTTCTTTTCCATCAAATCCATCCAAAACGGCAAAATATCCTTTTTCTGTCTTGTCCAAAATCATCCATTCCATCCCGGCAATTTCTACCGTTTTACCAATTTCCGGTTTTTCCATATGCTGCTTTTTATATTCAGCAAATTCTTTGTTGATCCGGTTTAATTCATTTTCAAAATATTTCAGATTTTTCTTCATTTTCATTCCTCCACTTTAGATACAAAGAGATTAGATTTTAAGATACAAACTGGGCGAACACCGCTACCGCAGTTGCAGTTACCGCCGCTGAAATCGCCGGACGGCGAAACAACGGTCAGAGCATATCTCCATCCTCTTTCCTCTGTGCTCCATGCGGAGCAAGTCCAATAGCCATCATCCAATTCATTATTTGGCGTCAGTTCTGTGTATTTACGTGCTTCATCAAACGTCAGTGGTCTAACTTTGCATTCCGTTTCTCCGATTTTCTGTCCATCCATGGTGATCAAATCTACTATGTCAGTTTCGATGTTCTCTTCTCCAAACTCTTCTCCAAAATCTTTCAGAATTTCAGTATCACAGAGTTTCTTCAAGGATGATTTGTTATAGTCAGTTGTATCATCATCAAATTTCACATTCTCTTTCACGAATCCGAGTGAAATGATCTTGGTATGCTCTGTGTACTGTTCCAGAACTTTGTATTTACGCTTTCCGGTAGTCTGGAAGATATCTCCTGGCTTCAGTTCGAATAATCCCACCTTGCCAGATTTTTCCTGTTTTTCCAGAAGCTCAACCAGTTCCTTTGCTTTCTTTAAAATTTCACTATTGCTCATATCGCATTTCCTCCTGCTTCATAAAATCTGGAATCTCTGGTCCTTTGCCTGTTGCCGGGGCCGGTTCTTTCTCTACCGTCTGGACAGTTTCTGCAACCGTTGGCTGCTTCGGCTGTTCTTCGATTGGCATTGGCTCTGGGATGAATTCTTCAGTGTTGGCGTGTGCTTCGATATCGGCTTTAACTTCGTCCTCCACATTGGTTTCAATTTCAACCCCGGAATAAAATGTTGTCTGCTGTGTTGGATTCTCAAAATCAAGTTCAATGTGCTTACAAAGTCTATGGAGAACTGTCTTTTTATACATCTCCCCTGTAAACTTTTTCCATGCTGGGCTGTTAGAGGCTTTACTTGCGCTTCTCGTGTTTTCAAGGTCCGAGAGGGTCATTGTTTCGTAAGACATTCCGCCATCTTTGTAGAGGACTACCGCAAACGCTCCAATGATTTTTCCATCATTAAATGATTTTGGTTTGAAAGTGAACGTCTGTTCTCCATTTTCAATAGTTTCCTCAAAAAAATCACCTTCACGTACCAATTTTGCATAGATATCTGTGATTGGGCGGATAGAGTATTTCTTCGCAAGCTTCTTTGCACCTCGATAATCAGTCTGATAGTTAAGCTGATTTCCGTAAGGAACTAAATAGCATTCTTTGGAATAAAAATCCAATCCCAAATAAGCGCCCTTCATCAGCCCCGCCATAAGCTGTGACTGGCTGTACTTCTGCAACTGCGGATTATCATTGATAAGCGCAAGTGCGTTCTGTACAAACCTCGATCTATTAAAGTCTTTTGGAAGTGCTTCTGCTACCGAATCCAGTTTACCTGTCAGCACTACGCTGAATGACTGTTTCTGTGTTGCTACCTGTGTGTTTTCTGCCATTTTAATTCTCCTTTTCTGCTTTTTATCTTCCTCTCAGGTACATACATAGTGAATCGAAATTCAAAACAAAAATCTATGCTACGCTGTTCTAATCTTTGTTGTGTTATTATGTAGTGCCCTATTTTGATAGAATCTCAATCCACCGTGAATGTACCTGAGAGTTATGCTCAGTGGCATATGAAACAGGATGAAATATTGTGTCCTGTGCTATTATTTGCTTTATTGGAATTTTATATCCTGTTGTGATTTCTGGGCATTCACCCAGATTCATATACCACCGAACTGTTGTTATTTAAATGATTGTTACATTCTCTGGGTTAATATGATATCTTCCGTTTCCATTGGCTCTCTGTGTTCCAATGCCAATATATTTTCCACTGGTTTCAATCAGCTGCAAAACTGTTTCGTGCGGGAACACGATATCAGGGCAAGATACTTCAATAGTAGTTCTCCAATTATGAAATACATTGCTACTGCAAAGAACCGGGCTTGCGCTGATTCCGGATGTAGGTACAATGTTGTTTACCACTTCAACACTCTCAAAGTATACTGGGCAAATTGATCCTGTCATTGAAAGAGAGCGCTTAATATCTGTTCCTTTCTTTCCAGTGGAATCCTTGAAGAAAGTAATAAATGTTTCCGTAAATGCCTTCTTAAATGCCTGAGTAAGAATGCAAGGGCGATTATCTTTCATGTATGACTCCCATTCTTCCTGTGTATAGAGAGAAATATCTTCATCGTGGAAAGTAATCGGTTTCTCCCAGTGAATGCCTGTGACAAGTCCCTCCCAGATATTTTTTGACTGGTTATAGATTTCCGGCATTTTTGTGCCTTTATCGTGAGCCTGTTTCCAGCATTCAGCCTGCTCGTAATATCTGCTTCTCTTGTGAAGGATCAGGTCTGTATCACCGATAAGTTCCAGTTTTAATGTTGTTTCCTTTAAAGGCTCGATTGTAAATGTTTTTGATTTTGCCATAATGTTTTCCCTCCGAAATTTTATGATTTGATTTATAGTTTCTGTTTGCGCAAACACTCAAACGGACTAATCTGCAATAAATATTTTATATTTTCGTATTATGTCCTATACTGTCATGTTCTATCGTGTAATATTCCTTTGTATCCTGCGAAACTAATCCGCTTGAATCTTTACGCAAATTCCAGATGTACTTAGCTGACAATAGAAATCGTGTCTTGTGTTGTGCTATTGTTTACTGTATTATTTTGTTCTCGCATATAAGGTTTTGCGGTTTCCTATTATGACAGTTTCTACTGCCAGTTAAATACATCTAGTCGAGTTGAATGCTCGGTAGGTAACATGAATTGTCCTATAGTGTCCTATGCTGTCATATACTGAGTTATTCTTTACTTTCCTGTGACATTTTTCATGCCACCTACCCAATATTCAACTTTGTTTGGAGAACTGCTTTATAGACGATATAAACTGTGGTGTCATATAGTATTCTTTGCTTTCATTTCCTGTAATGTCCTGACGGTTATACCGCCTGTAAAACAGTCCTCCATTGAAGTGCTGTGCTTTGATGTTCTATGACCTTATGTCCTATTGTTTTTTGATTTATTTTTTATTAAGCGTTCCACAACACTTGTCACTCTACACAAGAGAAAGATGTACTGCACTATACTGAATTATTTTATTTTGTTTTATTGTGAGTTATCCTGTCTTTCTGCTTATGCAGACTGATAAATGCTGTGGTTTCCTACGCTCATAAACCTGTAAAATAAGTTCTGCCATGTTGTGTTCTGTTATGTGTTATATTGCGCTATTTTTTCTTGCCTATCTTACAGGCATATCAACGTAGGAAGTTTGCCGCTACTGCACTCATAAACCTACAAGAATAAAAGTTTTAGATAACAAATATTTTGTTATGTTTTGTCTTGTGCTATAATATTCTGCGCTGTGCTGTGCTTTCTTATGCTCCTACTCTCATAGGCATATCAGTGCAGTAACGGCTGTCATATTTAATTAATCATTTCCCATATTTCTTCATATTCCGAGATGTTCTGGAATTTCTGTTTCACTGTCAGAAGTTCACTCCTGCAACGTTCTACGAGTGCTTTGTATTCGTCTGGTTTATTTAAAATCAGCTTTGTTGGTTTATATCCAGATGAACTGTCAGTTTTGTAGAAAACTCTGATTGTTGTCGGTTCTGGTTCCTTATCTGGCTTCACCTCAACAATCTTGAGATTTCTTACAACTGATCTGGCTTCTGCTATTCTCCATTTCTCAGCAGCTTCGGTGTCGTCCCACGTAAAGCACTTATGAAGTTCAGTATTCCCGTCTCTAGCTTTTTCAAGAATCTGCTGTGGTGTAGCCGATTCCAATTCTTCACAGATTTCCATGATTTCATCTGCACATTTTTGTGCATCGGCTTTGAATCTGTATGTTCCCCATGTGGCTAACTGCATTTTCTTCTCCTCCTTTTTTTAATTTTCAAATCCCTTTTACCTTCAATTCCCCATCTGAAACTTTCAGCAGAATCATCTGTGTATCCAATTCTGGAATCCTGTCCGAATTTACACTCTCGGTATCGTCAACCCAAACCGGAAGCCGTAAGTCGTTCATCTCCTGCAATCCCATCACAAGGTCAATGTCGCAAAGAATCCGGTCGCTGTGGTTCAGAACATTTGCGTAATCAATGCCGTTGCAGATCATCCGGCAAGTTTCCAACGGTTCTCCATCCTGCGTGTAGTCAAGGAACTGGAACTGAAAATGTTTGAAGTGCGGATTAATCACTGCTGCCAGTGCCTTATTCTTCTCAATGGAATACTCGGTCAGCTGATCTACTTTCTGCTGAATGTTCGCCTGCTTCTGTGAAAGCTTTTTCTGCTCTTCCTGCATCGTTTCAAGGTTATTAGCTTTTTCCTCAAGCCTTGCGGTCTGAGTCTTAATCTTTGCTTCAACATCTCTGAGTTTTGCTTCCAGAGAATGACGGTTGTTGCTTAATAAAATCCTGTCATTTTCACCATTTCCGATGCCATTGAGACTTTCTTCCAGTGCTGAGATTTTGCCGCAAACTGCCTTGTATTCTTCATCGCCAGACATATCCGGTTCTGGAATCGGTTTCTCTGCTTCCTTTTCCGTTTCTGCGATTTCAAGTGCCAGAGATGTGATTTCTTTCTTGGTAGCTTCAATAGCTGCTTCTGCTTCTTTCTTAGTTTCATTCGCTGTTTTCAATCCCTCGGAAGCTTCATTGCCGTCCTCAGTGATCTGCTCCAGTTTGGTGCGTTTATTTTTCTCAAACTGTTCTTTCTCTCCTAATTTTTTGGATATCCTGGACTGCTTATTAAACTCAAACTTGCGTTTCGCAGTTTCCACCTGTTCTTCTGGAAGCGTCTGTCCGCATGTCGGACAAATAGCTAATTCTGGGTCAAATTCTTCTCCACGGATTGCAGTAAGTTCGGTATCGCCGCCCCACTTCTCTTTTAATGCTTCCGTATATTTCTTTTTAGCCTGCGCCAATGCTGCTTTGTGGCGTTCAATTCCTTTGTTAGCGTGTTCCAGATCCATTTCGGCAAGTCTTAATTTGTTCTCGGCATTTTTCTTATCGGATTTCAGCGTATATAATAAGGAAGTTATTCTGTCATGTTTTTCTCTAGCTGTTTTACCAGCTTTCTCAACCAGTGCGTCACGTGAACGCTTCAGTCCTGCCAGCTCAATAGAAATCCGGTCGTATTCCCTTGAAGCATTACAGAGTACTTCCTCTTGCTTCTCGTTTTCTTTCAGCAAGTCAAGAAGATCGTCTCTCTGCGCCGGAAGTGTTTCATCGCATTCAACCTGTCGGCCCTGCTCTTTTCTGATCTGCTTTGCAATATCATCAACATCTGACTTGGCTTTTCTCAGGTCTCTTCTGCGGGCTTTTAAGATTTCTTCGATAGAATCTCCTTCCACACCTTCGTTCTTTATCCATTCATATTCCGGATGCTCTGCTCTGAACTGTGATTCACTGAATCCAGCTATTCCCCCCAGTGTTTCCCTTGCTTTTGCTGTTGCTTTCTGGATCTCATTCAAAAACACTCTGGCGTTGCTGCACATGGCAATCGTATCAGGATCGGCAATCCTTTTAAGAATCTCCATATACTCGGTTTTGTTCCGCTTAATTCCGTTGACGTAATATTCAACCGTATTAGATGATTTTCCTTTCTTGGTCTTTTTCTGGACAACATATTCCGTTCCGTCAACGTCAATAACCAGCTCTCTCACTACTGGATCGTCAACTTCTTCACCGTCAACCTTCCGACGGATATTGTTCGGAAGCGTTCCATCTGCCAGCTTTCCGGTCAGGACATCAAAATATGCATCCATCAGAGAAGTTTTACCCTGTCTGTTTCTTCCGGAAACTTCTGTTCTTCCTGCGAAATCAAATTCTCTTGCTTCAAATTTCTTATAGTTTTCAACGCTGAGTTTTTTCAAAGTTACCTTTTTCATCTTTGATTTCCTCCATCTCCATTACTGAAACTTCGTATGCTGTTTTTCTAACATAGGAACCATCTGACTGCTTCTTCCAATAGTCACGGCTCTGCATACGTCCCTTTAATTTAACTTTTGTACCTACTTTCCATTCAGAAGCTTTCACCGCCAGGTCTCTCCAACAAATACAGGAGATATATTCTGACCGTTTGTATCCATTAATTGCCACGCAAACTTCGCAGATTGTCTTTCCTAATGGCGTTTTTCTCAGCACCGGCTTCTTGCAAATGTTTGCAGTCATTTCTACCGTATTCACAAGAAGCGTCCCTTCTGTGCTGACATCGTATGCTTCCAGATACATGTACTTTTTCTCTTGGTGATCCGCTCTGACCCACTTGGAACGGATTCTTCCCGAAACCTTTATCCAATTCCATTCCCGGAACGTACCTTTGAGCCTGTTTGGGATCTCAACAATGATATCGTCTGGTGTTCCGCTGAAGCGGTCACTTCTGACGACTAAAAAGCTCTTTCCCTTTCTTGGCTTAAATTTGACTTCTGCCGGATCAGTTACAAATCCGGTCAGTGTTGCTTTGTTTAAATCTTGCATTTTTGCTTTCTTTTTCCTTCCTTTTAATGTCGTGTACGAAGTCATTGATTTTTAGCATCACTGCCAGCCCGGCTGTACTCATTAAGATGTAATCCAATGCCAGAATCGTGAGTGCATCCAAATCAGTCACGGCCCAGCATACAGCAAAGAACACGATTGCCAGACCAGAAACTCCGAACACTGCAAGCCCCTCTAAGTAAGTTCTCATTATTTTCCTTTCCCCAGCAATCCCATTGCCAGCACTGTAGTCAGCAGAGCAATGATTGCCAGATCTTTGTTTCTTGCTTCCTTCTCAAGGTCTTTGATGATCTCAGAAGCAAGTGTTTTGCCAGTTTCCTTAGTGATTTTAGACATTAAAAATGCCCTCCTGTGTTTTTATTTGTCAAATACAGGAAGGTGTGATATAATCAACCTGTATTTAACTTACTCATGCTAAGTTAGATACGTGCTCCGGTTGGTGTTCCTGCACCGCCGGGGCTGCTTACAACTTAAATGCCTAACATGGCAGCCAGAACGGTTTTGTCTACGTAATCGCTATCTGAAGCATCAAGATAAGCTTCAACAGCTTTCAATCTGCCTGCCAACAGGGCATATTCTTCTCCAATAGTCTCCGGGATAAAATCCACGGAGCTTTCTTTTTCTACAGCCATCAATTTTCTTCCTCCTTTTCGCAGTATGGACACGGGGCATCAAGTAACAGGTTATTCAGTATTGTCTTTACGGATTCAAAGTTTTCCTCCATATCACATAACGCTTCGCACACATCGTAATATTTTGTGGTTCCATCAAACGTTGTGATACTAACGAATATCGCACGATACCTTCCTATTCCTTTACAGCTAAAAGCATCACATTCAAATCTCACAAGCGCTTCTGGAACTGTGTCCTGTGCTTTCCGGCACATTCCATATAAGGTATCAGCATAAAGGTTAAATTTCTCTGCTTTTGTCATTTGTCCGCTCCCATCCCGGCGTTTACTGCCTTAAAAATCATCTGTTTTGTTTTTTCCTCTCCGAACGCTTTGGAAAAGGAACTGTAGGTACGAGATATGATTTCCGAAAGATCATGGATAACTTCATTTCCCGCACCGTTGATTGATACGTTTCCTTTTTCGCATTTAATCATTTTCTTTTTCCCCTCTCATTTTTTTGTGATATACTTTCCTATAGGAAGGAGGTGGGTACCATGAAAAATTTTGACAATTTCTTGAAGACAGTCGACATGAATAAATTAGTATCTCCGACTGTTGATGCAATTGAAAATTCAGATAATCCTATATCTGCTATTTCGGCATTGTCTACTTCAATTGCGATTAATCTTCTTCGTCAATATCACGAATGGAATTCTGAACAGCGGAATTAATTCCACTTGCAACGCATTCGGAAATTGTTTTCTCTCCAAGTTTTCCCGTGTGCGTTGCTTTCTTTCTGCTCGCAGAAGGGTTTTCTGAACGAATAGCGCTGAGATCTTCATTAACCGCATATGGTTCGGAAACAAATACTCCATCTTCCTGAAGCAGGAGATCTATTCTTACATGGTGTTCATTGACACAACCAAGAATAATTACCGGTTCTTTTTCTTCATTCGTATTTGTGAATTCTATGTCCTCGATTTTAAATCCGATAAGCGAATGAAAAATTTCAACATTATCGCCCCAAAACGTATAACTATCAATATGGTTTTTCATTTCGTTCTCCTTTCTTATAAGAAACTACTCTGAGCATTCGCATCATCAATGCGATCTTTCAAATACATCGGCAGATCATATTCTTTTATGATTTTTATTGCCATATCGCACTGATTTCTCTTGATTGCCTTGTAGGTATTCACACCAAATTCCCTGCGGAGCTGTGCATCAATATCACTGTACACGAGCTGACGAATGGAATTATCTTTGTATGCCGGTGCATTCTTTCCACCCAGAATTGGAACTACTTTCTGGTTCTTTGCCTTTGTGATTTTCTGACATTCCAGTGCAAGTAAAGGCATATCTCTTTTGAACTCCTGCAAGTCATCGTTTACGGCTTCAATCTTTTCTTTAAGTTCGATGTTTCCCTGTGCAAGAATCTGAATTTTGTCATCCATAGTCCATGATGGTAATTTCGGCTTCTCGAAATATTCATCCACCAGTCTGTCATATACTTCCCACGCCCTGTCAGTGTTTAACGACTTTGCATGGAGGAATGCTCCCTTTTCTGTCCAAAGGTAGAGTTTATTGAGATTACTTGGCAAATCGTGATTTTCACGAAACGCCCGAAGCTCATCTCCTGTCAAGCAAATATAATGTTTTCCATCAACATATCTATCTTTGTTGTGGTTGAAGTTATATGAAACAACTTTTGTATCAGTTCCATATGCTTCAGCAATCTGCTGCGTGGTAAGAACTCGAATGTTTTTATATTCTGTTACTGTTAAGTCGTTCATACGGCTCCTTTCTATTGAGTTTTGTTCCTAACCTCTTTATAATGTAACCACAGGCTCTATAACGCCGAGTAATTTGAAAGGAGATAGGAATTTTGTTATTACTTCCATACGTAGATGGTCTTTTCCGATCCGGTGAAAAAGTAACTGAAACTACTGTTTTCACCTGTTGTAATTGCAACTCTAAAAGAACTGTAAAACCCGGTAAGATCATCCCTAAATGTTCAAAATGTAACGACTACACCTACTGGTTCAAAATCGTGACACTTTGATTGCTTTCAATGTCTGCGAACATTGTTTCCGGGTGGTATTCATCCTTTAAATCACTGTTTGCATAGTCGATGGATTCCACTTGGAAGCAGATGTTTGCTCCATTTTCAGTATTAAATACTTTCAGGTATTTTTTTCCTTTCTTGGAAAAGCACATCACCCGGGTCTTATCTGGAACTTTAATAACCCGTGGCGAAAATAAACATTTCAAAAATCGCTTTGACATGATTTTTCTCCTTTCTTAATCACTTCTTAATGTTGCATGTTCTTTCTTACTGGCTTCACATTCTTCTGTGTCGATGATTGCCCTTCCATACCAAAGCAACTGATCCTGCTTTTTCTCTGGCAAATTATTAAAACGTTCTACCATTTTTTTAAATGCTTCTCGTCTATCATCTGTCATTCCTCTCACTCCTTTCTATATCACTTGTGTGATTATAATATATCACTAGCGTAATATTTTGTCAAGCGTAATATTACATTTTTGTTGACATTTTATCACTCTAGTGATATTATAATATTGAAAGGAGGGATAAGCATTGGAAACAATAAATGAAAGAGTTTCGATTCTTCGTAAACAATTAGGAAAGAATCAGAAAGACTTCGCAGAGACACTCGCAATTAAACAAGCGGCATTGTCCATGATTGAAAACGGTCAACGTGATCTATCCGAAAAGAACATCAAACTAATATGTGCCAGTTACAAAGTCAATTACGACTGGATCGTAAATGGAATCGGAAACATGTTCCAAAGTGATGACGATGGCGATGCGCAGGCTATCGTCGATTCGGTAATGACCGGGGACAACGAATTTGCCAAGAAGATTCTTGTGAAGTTCGCAAAACTCAGCGAAGAGCGTTGGAAACAGCTCCAAGAAATCCTTACAGAGCTGGAAAACAACTAAAAAAAAGAAAGGGCCGGAGGTTAAAATCTCCGGTCTTTTTATATTTTCACTATGCGATTTCGAGTTTAGGTGGTATAATATATAAAAATTCAAACAAAGGATGAATCACCGTAATGTCAAGAAGAAAATCAAGCGGTTGCAGCTCTGATATTTTCTCATGGTTAATAGCGATAGGAATAATCGGGGCAATATCAGATGCAATAACAAAACATTGGAAACTTATTCTACTAATCGTAGGCATCATATTAATTATTTTACTAATCTATTTTTCCCCTAAAAATTCAGATATTATAGAAAGTGCTCCTAAAAAAACTTCTCCACACATTGTACGTGGTTTAAAACTGGATGCGGGATACTATAATGCCGGGCATGAAATCCCTGTCGGAATATACGATATAAAATGCCTTAAAACAGGAGGAGTTGTTGATATTACACCAGATTTTAACGAATTTTTGAATGTTGGCGAAATTTTTAAAAATGTACGTGTTCCTTTAAACAGTACGCTATCTATTTCTGTCGGAATGACTATTGATTTATTTAACCATAGAGAAATATACGATCTCGTGGAAGATAAGTCTGAAGTACCAGATGAGGTGCAAATCGATTCATTAAATATAGACACTATGGACGGGCATGATTTCGAATACTTTTGTGCCAGTATTATGAAAAAGAACGGTTTTGATACAGCAGAAGTCACTAGATCGAGTGGAGATCACGGGGCGGATATTATCGCAACGAGAAACAATGTAAGATATGCCGTTCAATGTAAGCGTTGGAGTTCAGCCGTGGGTAACAAAGTCGTTCAAGATGTGTTTTATGCAAAAGAAGTTTATCATTGCCATGTAGGAATCATAATTACAACCAATACATTTACTCACGCCGCCCGAGAAGCAGCCAAAGAAGCAGGAATCGTATTGTGGGATGGTGATTTCTTGAGAAAATACATTTCTCAAAATGATAATTCCGGTTCCTTAGAACAAATTCCTACGAATGAAAATGTATCTACACCGCAAGCTTCAGAAAAACAATTATCTAAATCAGAAGGAGGAATTAAGATGTACGATGCAGAAAAAGGTTTATACCCACCCGGCAAGTATGTAACTGGGAAGACGCTTCCACTTGGAGGATACGTATTAAAAGCATACAAAAACGAAGAAGGATACGTTTATTTTTATAATTCTATGGACGATATGCTCAGTGAGCAAAACGAATTATCATATCATGCTTTTGACGATGATTATTTTATTTCCGTTCCAGAAGAAGGAAGATACATTTCAATTGATTCAGCAGACGTGCAAAAAGTGCTTTAAATTAAAGAGCCGGGGAAGCATCATCCCCGGCTCTTTTTATCTTATTCTTTCAAGTAGAGGTAAACCAACAATTTATAAACCCTTTTCAATATGTATTCGTCGTTAACTTTATCTAAAAGCGCAATAATCTTCTCTTTATAGCTCATATAGCATACCTCCCGATCAGCTTTATATAACAATATATGTTCGGTTAGTGGGAAATATTACTCCAAACATTTGTTCTGTTTTTACTATACTCCCACCTCAATGTAATAGTACGGACTGCGACAAGATATTTGCTCTCGGGAATTGCCAGATATAGGTTAGGATTTTCGTGTTCTCAAATATAAACTTTGTGATTGCAGAATAAATTATGCTTTTGCAAACAATGTCCTTAGTGTAATATACCGGCGTATTAGTATGGACTGCTCTGCACACGTCTGAAACATGTTTTTGAGTGTTCTCCAGATGCACGCTTTCCTGCACGTCTGGCAACTCAACAAGCATGTAATAAGCGCTAGTGTTTATCAATGCGACTGCAAGTATCAATATTAAGAGTATTTTCGTCTTTTGTTTCATCAAATCACCTATCTTTTTAGGACTGACTGCCGGATTTTTAAGCACTTTTATTAACACAGGAGAGCAGCTTCAATAAATTTCCGGCAATTCAGCCCATTTACAGTATTAAACTGCTGTAGTATAATATCTGTATAAATACTATCTACATTGTAAATTCTACAACATTTCACCGTAAAAATTGGTAAATTGAATAAATAGCATGTTTTCGCATAACGAAAAAAGGGTGTGATATAAATGCGAATAGCGATACTTGACGATAACCAGCTTGATATTGATTATTTCAAGGCAAGGGCTGAGTCATTTTTGAAGAAAAAGGGCGACAGAACGTACCAGATTTCAGAATACACTTCTGGTGTCCCTCTTGTGGACGATGTGAAAGACGGTGAATGGTTTGACTTGATCGTGTTGGACATCATTTTAAAAGACGGCGAAAATGGTATTGATGTAGCATATAAGTTACGTGGCTCTGGTTATTCCGGAAGTCTGATGTTCTGGACAGCTCATGCCGGCTACATGCGTGATGCTTTTGATGTTCAGGCAACACAGTATGTTATTAAAGGGCATGAAGATGGAAGGGTGTTTTCCGTAATTGATACTACACTTGGAAGATTGGAAGAACGGATGCTCACTGTAAAATTCAAAGGTGATTTCCACAGGGTTTTCTTTCGTAACATCGAATATATAGAAAGCCGTGGTCAAATGTGCATCATCCATTGCACGTGCAGGCATCAGTATGGTTTTTACCGGCGTCTGCATGAGATAGAAAAAGTTCTGGATCGGCGTTTTGTCCGGTGCCACCGTAGTTATATCGTAAACATGGATTATATTTCAAATATCGAAAATGATATCAAGATGATCTCTGGTGACATTGTTTCAATGGCTCAGAATCGAAAAAGAGAAATAGAACAGATATATCAGGAATATCTCGAAGAATAAGAAAAGAGTCGGGTTTTTATGCCCAACTCTTTCTTTGACTGTCCGCTCGTGCCGCTGCTAACAACCCCCGAATTGGGACATACAGCTCTTCCGTTCATGCACGGCAGAATCAGTCTGCACTCTTCACTTGTGCGTAGCCACACAGGGCGCTATACATCATAAGTTCAATCCCTGCGCGACTATCGAAAGTATACCTTATTTGAAAAGAAAAATCAATTAAAATGTTAAACTTTCTATTGACACACCACCGATTTGGTGGTATTATATAATCATCAAAGGAACGGAGGAAAACAAAATGAAAAAATACAACTTATCAAACATTATGAAAAGAGCATGGGAACTGGTTAAAAAATCCGGAATGACAATTTCCTCCGGCCTGAGAAAAGCATGGGAGGAGGCCAAGAAAATAGAGAAGAAAATCTTCAAAGGGCGCATGGAAATGACAGTCCCGGAAGCAGATAACAATGTTGTAAGTATTAGCTTGTGGCAAAAAGGATCATGCAAAAGAATCTACTTCAACAACTACAAAAGAAGAACTGTTGGCTACATTGACTGTGTAAGCCGTGCAGCACATTACATGGAAGGGTATGCTAGAATGTATATCCCAGCTATTGACAGATTTATGGAAGAATATGAGTTTTAATTTAAGGAGGAAATAAAAATGGGAAAATGGACTATTAAAGTTGATGATTCAAAGATGTCGAAACTGAGAAATTACGGAGAATGCTACACACACGGAGGCGGAGCTGGAGGATATTTCGATTTCTTCGGAGATTCTTTGCAGGAGGCTGCCGATAACCTTATTTATGTTTTCGCAGATGTTTTTTCTGACGACGATGTGACGGTCATAGAATACCCGGAACATGTCATAATCGACGAAAAAATATATGAATACGCAAACTGTGCCGAAAAACATATCACACTTATTATACCTTGCAAATGCAAAAGGTATAAAACCGGTGTTGGCGATATCAACTTCAACGCCGATATCCGTATCTATCTTCAAGAACAGAAGATGCAAGTAGCTGAGATGCGTGCACTGCTTGACGAATCCCGAATAGCGTTCTCTAAACAGTACAACATACCGGTCCGGACGCTTGAAAACTGGGAATCTGGAAAAAGCCAGTGTCCCGAATATGTAAGGCAGCTCCTCGAGAGAGCCGTTAAGGAGGATGCAAGAGTTAAAAATGATGCAAACACCAACGCAAAAGATATTGAAAGCTTATGAAGAAAGTCAGACGCTGACCGGCATTCACAAGCTTACCGGATATAACTGGCAAAGAATAGCGAAAACGCTTTCTACGGAAGGTATCATAGTCAATGAAACGCAAGCGACTATCATAGACCTGCATTATCGTGGAAAAAGTGCCAGTGAGATTTCAACCATTACAGGATTTGCAGTGAGTACGGTTATGGCGTATCTTCCAAGAACACGTCCGGCATACATGGAAAACAGGTCCGAAAACGCACTAAGAATTGAAAAATGTAGAAAAGGAAAAAGCCCCAAGGATTAACTCCAAGGGGCTTAATTTTTCACTTAGTATTTGCTTTCATGTGCTCAATCACTCTCTTCCAGGTATCAATGCCGCAAGTTCCATTTGCAGTTACACCGACATTTTTCTGGAAAACTTTAAGGGAATTATATGTGTCATTCCCAAACTGTCCGTCAACTTCTACACCCAGCATTGCCTGAAGCATTGCCACTGCTGTACCGGAACTGCCCTTTCTCAGAATCGGAAGTCTTGTCTGGAAGGTACCGGTGAGCGTGGTTGAAGGCGTACTTACTTTTGCACCGGTGGTAACGGCGATAGCCACGTGATGGTTATCATTCAGAAGGATGTCTCCTGCCTTTAGATAGTCACCGGATGTCAGATACTTACTGTCCGTCAATACTTTCGCACCGGCAGCCTTCATTGCGGCTCTCATGTTTCGTGTAGTCAGATAGATGCTAACTGCTTTCAACTTTGCATTATTCAGACGATACCCAGTCCCCTTAACAATAGCTGCTGTGCTCGCACTGCAATCAGATTCACAAGCTACCGTAATCTGTGCTGGATCGTAATTACTTGCCTTTAAGTGCTGCCAGAACGAATACCGGTCATTGCTGTTTCCGGCAGTACCCTGATCGTACCCGATGAGATTGTTCTGGGCCGCTTTTGTCGCCATATCTGCAATCATGGCTGCGATTTTTGCGTCATTGAATCTCAGGACACAGAGCCACGGTCTGCTGTACCAGTTCATGATCCGATATTCTGTGCCAGTCTGGTCTCCTGCTTTCCCGCCTGCATATCTTCCGTTCTCATCATGTCCGCAGTTACTGATTTTTACCATTTTTGTTTCTCCTTTCTGTGTCGCTTCTCTATAGTCCTTGTAGAACACATCCATGTCAACGTTGCCACTGATACCGGATACTTTTCCCTTACTGGAATATTGCCAACCTACACCGACCGATGGCTTCAGCCGTGTCTGGACAGTGCCGTTATCATTTGCCGGATATCGAGCAATCCAGCACTCATACTTTCTGAGTGCATCAGTCAGAACGTTATTATACCAGTCCAGATTGCAGTAAATACCGACCTTATAACCAGCTTTCTTCATCCTTGTCAGAAATGCGACTGCAATGTTCTCAACCGCCTGTTTACCGAGTTTTCGCTGATTAGACCACTCAAGATCATAGAACACTGGGAAGTCCAGTCCTCGCCCGTTCAGTGCGGCAATCACATCTTCCGCTTCGTCAATCGCCTGTGCCGGTGTCAGAGCGTAAGAATATTTGTATCCGCCGATAAGGATTCCGTTGCTCTTGCATCCCTTGTAGTTGTACTCGAATGAGCTGTCAACGCCTGTTTTCTGATGGATTCTTAAAATGGCGAATTTAATGCCGGATTTAGCCACTTTCGTCCAGTCCGGTTTCCCTTGGTTGGATGATACGTCAATTCCTTTAATTTCCAATTTATCAGCTCCTTTTTATGAAATTTTCAAAGTTTCTTAATCAACAAAATGGGAAGAGGAAAATTATAAAAAAGCATAAAAGCATGTGATCATCTGAGTTTTTGTCGATTTTATTGTTACGGTCCTGTCTGAATTACTGATGGTGATACCATCTGGAAGTGCTGATGTGGTCACGGTATAACCAATACTGGTAGAACCTCCGAGGTAGAAAGCAACCATCGTTTTCTCGATCATGATTAATCCATGTGTGGCAGCACGTACATTTTTGATAGTAAGCGATTCGCCAAATGTTCTTTCGTACCTCAGAAAGGGGTTACTATTTAATTCATTTATAGCGCCGACAAGGGAGCTTTTGTTTGTGGTTGTTAGATTTGAAAGTATTTCCGATGTATTAAAGTACTTCCGATGTATTAAAGTACTTCCACTCGCTCCAATTCTCCGTTCCGTTTTTTCGCCGTATTGCAATTTTGTCCACTGCAAACGTAAAAGCGATCATTGCATCAAAGTTACCGCCGCCAAGATTCATTTGAATGACTGTAACAGCATTGGCGCCGCCAAAATCGTTGGGAAGATTTGTACTACCTGCCATTGCTGAAAAAATCATTTTTTTAGGGGGGTTGTCCAGATCATATATACCGCCAGCCGGCAGACTACCATTTACTTCATTAATCGCCCCCAGTACTGTCTGGTTGTTCGTCTGCAAGTTGCTGATGACCGCATTGGTCAGTTTCTCAACGATCCAGTTCCAGATTCCGCTGAACGGCGAAAGCTTGTTTGCCTTCGATGTTGCGTCGTAAATCATCAGTGTGTCGTTGTCCGCCGGTGTTGCTTTCTGTGTGTACTCGTTAAATTTTCCCATTATTGCAATCTCCTTTCTAATTCCTTGATACGTTTTTCTTGCTCGTCAACCTTTGCGCTGAGTTCCTGTATGGCTTTAATGGCGTAGTTCAGCAAGTACGGACTGTTAATCTGCTTAATGTCCATCTCACCGTTTTCGTCATATCCGCCACCCAGAGCCAAGTTCGGGTCGATTTCTTCCAGTTCGTCTGCCACGAAACCGATGTTTTGATGCCATCCACCCATCCACTCTTTCCAGTCGAACTGACGGACTTTCATGCGATTGACCGTTTCGAGAGCGTCTGTTTCACTGCTTTCGATGTTTTCTTTTAGGCGGATGTCGGAAACTTGTGAGGTTGTATATAAATAGTCTGTGCTAAAGCCAGATCCACCCCATTTAGCACGGATTCCTAAACGTCTGTATGTTGCCGCATCTCCGTGCTTACTGCCTGTTCCCGAAAAAAGATAGGCCACTTGCGAATCATCTGCGCTTACGGACGCTACCGGTTGTCTTTTGACTTTGCCGGATGTTTTTGCTTGATTTTCCAAGTCGTAAAACATAAGGGTTCCATCGACAGTTGCGTTTCCGCCTACGCTCAAGCTTTTGCCAATAGTTGCACTTCCATCTGTCGAAAAATTTGCTCCAAGTTCGCATCCGTCCGTAAAAAGTGAGTTTGTATTTATTCGGACTTTGTTGTTCAAATAGCGAACAATATAGCCTTCCCATTTTTTGCTCGTATCACCTTCCATCCAAAGTTCCGGCACTTTATTTTGGACTTTTTGTGCATACAGTCCATACTTTCCAAGCATCAGTGCATTGTAGTTGTCTGCATCTGTGTAGTCCGTATACAATCGTAATCCGGCAGTGTTAAGAGATACCATCGGGTTTCCGGTGTTCTTGTTAAGTACGACATATCCGGTATATCCTAATCTCGATATCTGATTTCCGTCAGCATCGTAAATCTTCAACTGACCATTTCCGTTATTCGTGCCGCCGAGACTGATAACGCCACCTTTCATGGCGTTGAATGAAATAAACAGCGTCTGGTTCCCGCTTTCATCTTTTTCGTAGTACAGTCCCTTGAACTTCCCATCATCTGACAGAATATCAACTATCTGCTCCTGTGTCAGTGATGCCACATCGACCGCTACGGAAAAAGTCTGATAGTCCGCAAGTTTCGTTTTCGACTGGTCAAAATACAGTGAAACCTTGAGCATGTCATGTGCCTTGAGTGACAGTCCGTTGACATTAATCTTCAGACGGTCAAGTGCCGCAGTCTGTGATACCGTGAGTGTTGCCCATGTAGCGCCGTTGTCGGTGGATTTTTCCAGTTTCCACCAACCTTTTTGTGACTGTGCAATCTCGCCGTTTCCGTCACGATAGAACGAATCCACAATGAGCGATGCCGGCGTTATCTTCTTGTCTGCTCCCATCAGTAACACATCTGCATTGCTCTGGAAGAAGTAAGTCCTTCCGGCAGTACCCGGTTCACCCTTAATCTTTGTCCAGTTATATTTCGTCGGGTCGGTGCTATCGTCTGGCGTGTAATCGGTATACTGCCCGATATACAGCTTATTGACGCTATCATCCACAGAGAAACCTGTTCTACCATCCGCACTGTTGGCATATGCGATATGGAAGTACGGCGTTTTTCCATTTACTCCCGGTGTTCCCGGCACGCCCTGCGCTCCGTCTGCCCCCTTAATCAGTGACCACGTATACTTCGTCGGGTCTGTGCTGTCGGCTTCCACGAAATCCACATACATACCGATATACTCACGGTTTCCGTCGGATACCGAAAAGTCTGTTTTGCCATCCGCACTGTTGGCATATGCGATATGGAAGTACGGCGTTTTTCCATTTACTCCCGGTGTTCCCGGCACGCCTTGCGCTCCTTGGTCGCCTTCAAACTTGGCCCATGTGTACTTGCTCGGGTCAGTACTGTCAACGCCGGAAAAGTCCGTATAAGTTCCGATGTACTTGTCGGGTGTCTTACTCATCTGTTCCGCTGTCGGGTTCTGTACCGGTGCGTACTGGATATGCAGATACGTTGTCTTTCCATCTGTTCCAACGCCCGGAATCCCCTGCGGTCCGGCGTACTGTTTCGCAAGTGAGAACTGTTTCGATACGACAAGGTTATTCAAGTATGCTGCCTTGATGTTCACCCATCCGCTGTCTGCGGTCAGCCCAGTGACAGTGTATGTCTTGTTTTCCTTATCCCAACTTCCCTGTATGTTCTGGGACGTCGTAATCGTGTACGTACAGTTGTCAGTGATATCCTGTGTGCCGTACATGACGGTCGCCGTTGTGGCGCACTCAGGGAACTCTGTATAGTTGCCGTCGCTGTCAACTGGGATTCCCTGATAGTCGTTATCAAGCTGCATGGTCATATTTCTGGCTAGGGACGCCGCTTCAAGGGCCTCTTCTGCTTTTGTATCATCTGTATATTTGTTCAGTTTCTGCCAATCCGACTGAACATAAGATGCTCCCTTTGCTCTTGAAACTGTACAAGTAAGGATATCTCCGCCTTCATCTTCTTCCTGCGACCATAAATCACCGATATCGTAAGGCGGCTGTGGTTTTGTCACAAACACTCTGCGCTTATGATCTGCGGTATCCTGTGCGTTTTGAGCCGCCGCAAGAGCTTTTGTGATATCGGTGTCCTGTACAAGAACCCATTCCCATTTACCTACGGTCGAATCATAAAAGAACCGGTAAGCATATCCGCCTTCACCAGTTTCTTTGTTCGGCTTCCAAAAGAACAAATCTCCTTCATGCTTTTTCCGTTCTTCTGTTGTTGTCCAATTAGATGCAGGTTTGTTTTGAAGCGTAGGTTCATAATCGTAGTAGAATGTTTCAATCTGGCCATCTATCTGGTCTTGCAAATCTCCCAGTGAGCCAGTTACCGTTTCAGCATAGTCAGATAGTTTTCCGTCTGAATAATCCTTGCTCTCTTGGAGATAGTTTGCGAATGTTTGATTAAGAGATTTTCCTCCACCGATTTGAACACTTCCGTCGAGATATACGGATTTTGTGTCCATATCCACAGAGAAAAGGATGCTTCCATCGGTATCTGTTACCGTGATTGCTCCGGCATTAATCCAGTCAGCATTAACACCAACAGCGTTCAAAATTCTTACAATCGTATCTCCATCAACGGTCATTCCGCCATTCCATGTTTGTCCGCCATCTGTTGAAACGCCCCATGCTTCTGCGGTCATCTTCCAAACAGCCTTTGATTCCACAAGTGTGGGCTTGTCATGTAAATAAAATATCTGGCTACCGTCCTGTTGAGTCTGGACCGTAGTGTAAACACCGGTGGAGTTGTCCAGTCGGTCTTTAAACTCTTGCAATGCCTGCTCTCGTGTGGTTCGCTCTCTCCAAACGGATTTTCTTGCGTCGACAGCTGCTTGTGTTACAAGTGAATAAGTCTTTGAACTATTCCGGGCCGCACTTTCGGCATTGCAGGATATCTGCTCAAACGACCCCGGTTGCAGCACGACATTTGTCAAATAGCTTTTATACTTATTCCCTTTCCGGTCGGTAATCAGAACAGCATCACCGGCTTCAAGAACTATATCAGTCAAGCATTCTGTTTCAAACGGTCTAAAAGACATCCCGACGCATTTTTCACCGATTATGTTTGCAACAACCTCTCCGGTTCCTTGCGGAATCAGTTTGTTTCCACTGATTTTCAGAACGTATCCTTCTTCTCCGTACAGATACGAACTTGCTTCTTCGTCCGTAGATGTGGATTCCAGATACTCTGTTACCTGCACACCGGTTATCACCACATCGTCCAAGTTTGGGGTAAAACCATTAGTGGAATTTATAGCTACTCTGTTCGCATCGGTAATTTCCGTATCATACCATTTTATAGTCAATCTGCCGTATTTATCGCATCTGGCGTACTGGCATCCGATCTGACATACCCATGCAAGAACCTGTCTGAAGGTCAGTGCTTCATCGTCGGGCCTTGCCGGTATCTGGTAAGAATCTTGATAGAAATTAAGTGTGTCCAGTGTTACCCCGCACACTTTGCAAGCATCCTGTATGATTTGTTTCCTTGTCGCCGGATATTTCAGCTTACTTGCAGAATAATCACGGTCGAACTTACGCATGTTATCTTCACATTCTAGTTCGATAATTGTAGTGTTCTGGTACGGAGTATCTATGACTGTCATTGTACATATTCGGATTTTTTCTATCAAAGCATTTTTATGTACTATGATTTCATTACCGGTCGTATCCAGAATCTTATCGCCGGTGGTATCGAGCAATGCGCTGGTATCTTCCGGCTCAAGTTCGATTCCTACGTAGCAGATCACCGTAGCATCCGTAAAATCATAATCTGTATACTTTCCATCAAAATTATTGATTGACAGGTTCAAAGTATTGATATTTGCGGACCCGATGTTAAACGTGTTGTCGTCAGACACGGAATCCTCGAACTTCATACCATTTGACCAAAAATCAGCGTTGGTAAGATTGATAACTGTCCCATCCGTCAGCGTTATGTCAGCGTATTTTAAATAATTCCTGTTATCGTTATTTTGCTCATTCTTAAATCTGTCTGAAATATCTCTCAATCTCTCACCTCCTATTGCTCGATCAAGTCAAATTGCAATCCTTCCATCCGTTGATTCCCGACCCACCAGCACTTAAAAGGAGCGGATCGGTCGCCAACATAAAAGGTTCGGACTTCATGTTTGTTTCCAGACAAGAGATCGGGATATTCAACAGAAATGTACTCCGGGTTGACCGCCTGCACGATTTTGCAAGCTTTTTCCCATTCCGGTGCGTTCCAACCTATTTCCAGTTTTCTCTTCTGTCCAACACGATTCTTATGCATGATCGTGTCATCAGTACGCCCGGATTCTGACGCTGATATGTCCTGAAGCCCCCATGTAAAAGAGGACGGACAAGGCATCGCCGCACCATTAATTTTTATAAAAACGTCTGCCATTGAATAATCACCTCATTTTTGCGCATGAAAAAAGCGCCTATCAAAGATAGACGCTTTATGATTATTCATTATACTTTTTTGGCATAATATGATTCCATATTTTTACATATGATGTTCACTCAAACAAATCACCCGGGTCCTCTATTGCGTATGCCGGTTTCTTTATCGTAACTGTTATATAGCCTTTCTTCCCACTGGCAAGAGTAACCAAGATTTTAGTCTTTCCTGCTTTTCCATTTCCGTAAATATTGATCTGTTTGTTCGTGATCCCCACTGTAAGCATGGATCTATTTTGCGGTTTTGCAGATTTAATACGATCTCCATTTGCCAGCGTAACCCTTACGTTTGTGGAGCCATATACATTCATATTTACATTTCTACGGTTGAATTTAAGTATTGGTTTTAACTTGCTTCCAACACTTCTAATCTGTTTTCTTTTACATCTCGAACAAATTCTTGCTTGCGTTGCTTTCTTGAATACAGTTGCTTTATTAGCTTTTTTCCATCTGGACCATTTATGTCCCAATGCTTTCCCGGCAGTTTTACCGCAACGGCTACATTTTTTTGCCGATGTGCAAGTAGCTGATCTCCAATTATGTCCAAGTGCTCCGCTTAAAACTTTTCCGCAATCCTTGCATTTTTTGGGTTTAGTACATGTCGCTTTTGAAACAGAAGAATGCGTGCAGTACCAAACTGTAGGTACTTCTATGAACGCATAATTTGCATCCACATACGGAGACGACGATATATCTCCATAGTTGTGGAAATTTCCGTTGTCGAAATACTGAATATTGCCGTTTCCATCATCCTGTGTTGCACGTTCTAGCAAGTATCCCCCTTGGTAATAATTTAGGCAGAAGATATTACCATCAACGTTAATTGTTCCGTGGTTATAAAAATCGCCTAAAACGTAAAGGTTTCCGTGAACTGTCAGTTCTCCGTAAAATGTGTACGAGCCGCCCGGACTAATATACATATTTCTGTCTACTTCGAAGCCACTTACCACCGTCAAATTTCTCCCTATGATGTAATCGCCATCATCGGTGGTTCCTATGTCTATCGGGAACATTGCCGCCGATACCGGAACCGACATGGCAAGTGCCAAGATCATTGCTAGCAAAATCACTGTAAACTTTTTCCACTTTTTCATTTTCTTTTTCCTCCCTTGGATTGATAGTTCAATTATACATCCGTGCTCATGAAACTACAATGAGAATCGCAGTAATTGATTAGACAAAATCACGCAGAATCCATTTTTTGTGTTTCCGTGGAGTTTTTATCGTTCAAAAAAAATCGTACCCGTATTTAAGCCGTTTTATTTGAGTAAAGCTGTGTCAATGATCTGAAAGTTTGCCCTGTGAATGTAAAGGGCTTTCCCGTCAATCATGAGCTTTGTCATTTTCGGCAACTTCTTGGGAATCTTCCAGTATACTTCGTCACCGGAATATGCTGTGATGGGTTGCCCAAGCTGAGATTTAATCACAACAACTCTGGATTTTCCGAAATAATTCTTGTACTGATTTACGATCCCGGCAACGTAAGTATTGTCAGAAAGTTTTCCTGTAGATTGACTGTAAATATCAGTCTGCTCAAAATCCACATCCGGCTCCAGACCATCTTGCTCAAATATGCAGGTGTCGCCGCAGCTCTGGATTTCCTTGCCGTCAATATTGATTGTGATCACGGATGACAGCTCGTATCCGCTGACCACAGTTCCATCACTGTTGTAAGAAGTTGTCTTAACCGGATTCCCTTGAACATTGATTTTATCGCCAGTAGTGGTCATCACTTTTGAGCCATAGTTATCGTAAGTACGGATTGTATATCCATTTCCAACCAGATCACCTTTGATGTCATTAATAGCATCGTCCATCAGAGCGCATCCTGTAGTTCCGCCGATAAGACATAGACATAAGATTGCAAGTAACATAATTTTGATTTTCTTCATTTTACCACTTCTCCTTTAACTGATTTATCGGTGTTCCTGCTACTCCGGCACTTTCACCACTATCAGTAGCCTTGAAATAAGCACCGTCTTTTTGTGGGTACATAAATTCGAACATCAGATAATTCGCAGCATCGCAAAGATACTCCGTGTTGCCGGTTTTAAGATATTTTTTGATGCACATATCATGAGATTCTATGGCATTTACCAATTTCTCGCCGAAATTATCTTTTGCAGTGCCGTATTTATAAAAGCTTGTTTCGCACCGGTTTTGTCTCAGTTCATCAAACTGATCAGAATATTCTGCCGGCATTTCTTTTCCAAGTCTACTCATTTCTTTCTCTCTTTCTAATTAATTACTGTATTATTTTAAGCCAGAATCAATCCTAGCGTATTATTTGTGGAAATTATCGCTAAATGATTTTGAAACGTTTTCCACTTCATTTGTCACGGCAAGAATCAATTTTCCCATGAAATGTTCTTCCGGCGTTCCCACGTATCTGCTTCTGAGGGCTTCTGCTTCAGCTGCGAATTGTTCCCACAGCTCAGAATTTTCCAACGGAATCCGCCAGTATTTCTTGTGCAATCCCCACACTTCCTGCCAGATAGCAAAGTATTTTGTTTTAAAATCCATGTGTTTCTCCTGTATGTTGAGCTTATAATCAATTACTGTAATGTTTTTGGCTAGAATCAATTTGAATCGTTTGCGTGAGGAAATTATCACTCATGGTATTTTAAACGGATTTTGGATTGGTTTAGTCAATGTATTCTTGGTTATCCCATTTCTGCTTTACCCGTTCACACAAAATGTCTTGATTTCTCTCTGAGAAGAACAGCCAGATATGACGGTCAAAGCTTTTTCCGTTTCGTTGGCCAAGGTCTGACTTGAAGAACTCATCTATCATGTCCTGATAGAACCGGAGTTCATCTTTTTCTTCTACGTCTGCTTTTAGAAGTGGTGAATCATCGCCAATGATAACTCCCATGAACTGATCTGCGTATTCGGCAGAAATCATTATATGCTGTTCGCTCATGTGTTCCCGGTACTGCTTGAAGTAGTAAGCGATAACTGCCATGGTCAGACAGATGTCATGATCTTCCAGAATATTCCCCTGTTCACCATACAGTGAATTAAACTCATTATACAGAATCTGCGGTACATCTTCGTCCCGGTACTTCTCAGAACGATTTTTCTGTTTTTGCTTGCGGTACACCTCCTTCTGCTCAGTTGTCCGTAAGGGTATATTATTTATATCTAGTATATTAATATTATTAGGAGCAGAAGTCTTTGAACCTTTACCATTCTTTGGTAAAGTCTTTTTCTCTTTATTTGATAAAATAAAGTCTTTATCTATATCATCTACACTGTATTTATAACTATTATTACTATGTTTCATATTTGGCGTGTCTGAATTACTGTTTTTGAAGTCCTGACTTTCAAAATTTGAAAGTCTACTCTTTAAGTACCTTTTTCTGCCATCATTTTTAAACACATAAAGATATCCAAGTTTTATTAACTTGGAGACAGAAGTAGAAACTTTTGTCACACTACATTGGCAGAATTTTGCTAAATATTCATTGCTCGCAAAGCATCCTTCGCTTCCTTCTACATCAAGACTGTCGACTTCTGCCAGAATCAATTTTTCAATCGCATTTAATCTTTCATCAAGAAAAACCTGTTTCGGGATCCATACTCCTTTAAAATCTCTTGGATAATTAAACTCTTTGTCCATAATAAATAACCTCCTTGTTGGTCGTCGGCATCTCCATAATATGCCAGAATCCTTGATTTATAAAAACAGTAGGCAGGTGCATCAAGGTTTACACTTTTCGGGAGCTACCCTAGCCTACTGAATTTACCAATTAATTTATCACCAGCTTGTATCCATCAAAATGATGATTGATATATTCTACAAGCTTTTCAGTATCATCGGATGAAATATAAAACATATCTCTTACCGCATACGCCTTAATCCCAATAACTTTCATCATTCTTTTGATGTCAAAAATCGTGCATTGTTCAAAATTAGTATTCTTCCTGATGATTTCCTTGACCTTTAAAAAAGAAAAATCCTTTGAACCGTCAATACATCTCTTGTTGTATTTTGGCATATACTTCCTAATGTAAAATATTTCCAAATCATCCAATTCTTCTTTTTTACATCTAATAATTGAAACATTGTCAAACTGTTTATCGGAATGACTATAAGGTCGGCAAAGTCCTGTTATTGACTGTCCAACATAAACTACTTCATCGCCATTCAACAAAAAATATATAATAGGTTCTCTTGCCACTGGAATATTAAGACTTTTGGATTGTTCCTTAAACTTCATAGAAAAATACCTGCCTTTCGTATATAAGATGCCTTGAAATGTATGTAAATCAACAGGCAGGCGGCAAGGCATTTCCGCTTGTCCCCCGTCGGGTAAGCCTGTTGGTTTTACCGTATTATTTTTCGAATGAAATAAATCCATGATTTACCAATTCGTTTAAAGTCTTTTCGACAACTGCTTTGTCCTCTGAAACATATTCGCAGATTTCATCCAGTTCAAAGTCTGTTCCATCAAGGCTCATCAATATGCCGTATATTCCTTTTGCTTCCAACGATAGACTCTTGTTGAGTATAATATTTCTGTCAACTAATCCATATGGCGTCATTTGCTTCATTCCCTTCTATAAAACAAAAAAGAGCAGACTCCAAGACGGTATCACGGGAAACGGGTCACTGCTTCAACCCACAAATAAATATCATCTTAAAAGTCTGCTCAATATTTTGTTTTTTTTGTACAATATAACAAGATATAGGTATTACTCGTTACTCATTTATTATACCGCAACCCGGCAGAAATGGCAATGGTTTTTACCATGCTGGACTAGGATTTTTCCGCCTGTTGTTGTCGCTCTGGGCTTTTGTGACTGCTTTCGCAATAGCACGTCCATCCAGATTGATCGTATTGGAAATGTACTGCGGAGATGAGTTTCCGCCGGTGTTCATATTCATCATTGCCATGGCAACGCCCTGTGTTAGCGCCTGTGTCATTTCTTCCTTACCCAGTCCAATGCTTCCATCCGGCATGTTTCCGGTGATACTGTCAGCAATGCTCTTCATGGCCTGCTTGTTGGTCAATGGAAGGACTGCTTCTTTTCCGGCCTCACCGACACCGATCACGGATGCTGCATTGAAAAGACCGCCTTTAGCGTACCAGTCAACTCTCGAATTGTACCGCCACTTGTGGGTCTGTCCCTCTTGCCAATCAGTGTAATCCATGGAGATATGTGGAGTTCTGATGTTGATTGACTCCATGCCGTTTCGAAGATTCTGCATAGCCGTTTGTCCGATACTGTACATATCTCCGAAGTTTCGGCTGATTGTATTAACTATGCCGCCAATCGCACCGCCTATGCTCGTGTCCATGGTTCCCCGGATGTAAGAAGATATATCCCTTCCAAGATTCTGCCATTTGCCAAGAGCGATTCTGTACTGGCTTCCAAAGTGGCTGCGGACGGTTTCATCCATTCTGCCAAGCTCTGTACTTGCATCAATCTTCATCTGGCGGACATTTTTGGTTACTTCACGGGAAGAATTTCCCCAGTTTCTTGTCGCAGATGTGCTTACACGGCTGAAGGATTTTTCAGCGCTTGTAGCTGCGGATGCAGAATTGATTTCAGTCTGTCCAGTAATGGTATCCCAAGCTCCTTTAATTTTTGAGCCGATTGAATCCCATGCTGTTTTGGTATTTGAACTAATAGTGTCCCATACGCCGGTTACGGTGTCCTTAATGTTTGTGAACGTATCAATTACGCTTCCAATCCTGTCAGAGATTCCCTGTTTCAGTCCTGACATTAAATATCCACCGATCTCGGAAAACACCGTAGACGGAGAATGAATACCGAAAAGGTTTTTAACACCGTTGATAATAGGGTCCGAGATATTTGTTTTAAGCCATGTTCCAACAGTAGAAATCACGTTTTTAGCACCGTTGTAAAGTCCATTAATAAGATTTGAACCATGTGTGTAAAGCCAAGTTCCGGCAGTGCTGAACGCATTTTCTATTGCTTCCTTAGCTTTACCGGCAAATTCCGTAACTGTATCCCAATTTTGCCACAACAGGAATCCGCCGACAACAGCTCCGATAACAGCTAAGCCTATCGGGCTGAACAGTACGCTGCCCAATGTAGAAAACGCTGTTGCCATAGCTGGTGCAAAAGTTCCTGTAATCCAAGTTCCAATCGAGCCGGCAAAACCAGTTGCAGCTGGCCAAAGCTTAGTGGTTATAACTTCAAGAATTTTCGGGGCAATCTGTGTTGTTATAGTATTCGGTATTGCTTTCAATTTGTCAACAGCTTCCAGAGCGTAAACTCCAACAGTTGTGCCTAATGTACTGGTTGAAAAGGCGGTTGCTATTTTGCTGAGTGCTGTCCCCAGTAATGTTGCCGTAGCACTGGTCCCGGTCGGCAGTTTTCCCATAGCAACTAAGATAGATGATACCAGGGTATCTGCCTTTGACACCAATCCTACACCGGCAAACGCAACTACAAACTTACCGGCTGTAGTTTCTCCTAATCCAGAAAAAATACCGCCCAAAACATCCAGTAATACTGTTGCTAAATCCTTTAAATGACTTCCCCAGTCTATCTGGCTAAGGAATAGTCCGATGCCTCTTCCGAAAGATTCCCAGTCTGTTTCTCCTGCGATATCAACCAGAGCATTCAGTAAGTTGGTGATGAAAGTGTTTAAGGATGTTCCGTTCTCTTTCCACTTGAACTTTCCGATAAAAGTATTGATTCCGTTGGAAATATTAGTTACCAATCCGTCCCAGTTGAATTTTTGCGTCCATGCAGCCAATGTCTGAAATGCACCGTTTAATCCGGTCGCAATCGTAGTGGCTATCTTTGAGAACGAAATTCTCCCAAAAGCTCCGTTCATGGCATCAGCAACCGCAGTTCCTAACTGTTCCCAACCAGTCAGCCCGGCATTATTCTCTTTTGACATCTTCTGAACAAAACCGTCCAGAATATTCCAGCTTATCATAAAGCCACTGCCAAGGACTTGACCAAGGTTCGGCCAGTTAACTTCATCAATCATTCCACGAAGTCCAGTTGCCAGTTTGTTACCAATGTTTACGAAGTCAATGCCACCCGGGCCGATCAGAAGCTCAAAGGTGTTGACTAAAGTGTTGATACCGGCACCGACAGTACGCCCTAATCTATCCCAGTGAATGTTTTCGACAAGGCTGTTAAAAGATCGAGTAAAAGCATCACAAAATGCAGCAATTTTCGGGCCCACATTACTCCAACTAATAACATCATAAATCTTCCGGATTCCGATATTAAGCATATCTGCAATGGTCTTTCCAAGTCCTTCCCAGTCATGGTTAAGAAAAGCTTTACGGATTTTTTCAGCCCATTTATTGATAGGGGTTTCTTCTTTGTTCAGAGCATCGTCTATCTGGTTTGTGATTCCGCCAAGACCCAATGACGGTGTTGCACCGGTTCCAGTTTTACCCTTTCCGGTACCAGGTGTTGAACCGGATGAACTTGAATTATCTGTCAGCTGATTCAGTTCGTCAAATGGAAGAACAGAAAGAGCTTTCTTCAGAGCTTTTGATGATGAAGTAGCATCGTCCAGTCCGGAAGCTGCTGCATCTCCGGCATCCTGTAATCCGCTAAGATCTGCTGCGGAATCTTCCAGTCCAGCAAGATCATTTACGACCCCACTTGTGGAACCTTTAATCTTTTTCCCCATCAGAACATACATGAAGTTACGGAATGTTTCCGCAGCCTGCATAAGTTTTGACATTAAGGCATTAAGAGCCTGGATTCCCGGAAGAACTGCTGCGATTAAGCCCTGCCCGATAACAGATGCAAGGGACTGAAGATTCATAGTAAGGAGACGTACTTGATTGGCGTATGTGCCGGCTGTCCTGGCGAAGTCCCCCTGTTGCGCACTTGTAACTGACATGATGTAGTTATAACGCAACATTGTTTTCTGCGCCTGTGTCATGGAATTATAGGCTGTTGTAATGCCTTGTGATAACGCATACTCCTGTAAATTGGCGACCGAAAGATTTATTCCGAGCTGTTTTAAAGGCTCGATTTCACCCGAAATGCCCGCCCTTATTTTATAGAAGGCGGTATCAGTATCAATGTTGTAAAAAGATGCCAAATCTCCGGCTAATCCTGCAAGAGTTGTTGACATCTTCGCAGCGGATTCCTGCGCTACTCCAGAAGCATTCAGCATTGCCATCATGGTTCCGGAGTAATTCTTTGCTGCCAGTTCCGATAATCCAAACTGCTTTGTTGCTGTAGATGCAAACTTATACGCCTGATCTGCCATGCTTCCAAAAGCAACATCTACAACGTTCTCGACCTCAGCGATATCAGAGCCAATCTCAAGGATTCCTTTTCCACCCATGGCTTCGCTGAATTTGTTCATTACAGCTGAAGCCGCTTTGAAGCCAAGGACGGTCTTAATGAAAGAACCTACATTGGAAGATGCTGTCTTCAGTCCGCTACTCCTATTAACTAGACTAGAGATTCCGGCTGCCAGAAATCCCAGTCCACTCTTTGCTTTTGTCGCCACCCCACCGAGTAACGAAGAAAGCCCCGAACCGATAGAGGAAAGCTTGTTAAAGGAATTGACCACAGTATTCGTGGAAGTCCCTACTTTCCCACCGGCCGTCGCCAACTGCCCGAGGGCTTCAGTCATTCTCAGTGTATTCTCACTGATTCGTGGAGCATCCTGCATGGCGGTAAAGAACTTCTTTACTTCTGTGGCTAGATTTCCTAATTGCGATGCAGTTTTACCGGTTTTGTCACCTGCATTCGCTAACCGTGAAATGGATTGCACAAACATGTTTATGGATTCTGAGGGCTTTACTGTAAACAGCATACCATTAATAACTTTCCTTAAGTTCTTTCCAAGGGTTTCCAAGCCTGCCGCTGACTGGTCTGCTTTTCCTCCAGCATTAGCAAGTCTCGCCAGTGAACCTACAAACCGGTTGACACTGGAAGAAACGTCCCTGACATCATTTAAGCTGTCGATGCTTTTGATGATTTCTCCCATCTTTGAAGTATCAAAGCTGCTCATGTCCGCTGTTGCAAGTCGACTTAAGGAATTGATGACATTCGTGATTTTAGAATCTTTGAAGTTCATTCCATTAAGAGCGTTCATGGTACTGGCAATCTTTTCAACACCGGTTATTGCTGGCTGCATTTTCACAGCATCAATCTCTTGAAATTTTCGAATAGCGTTTACTGCTGACTTGACGTTTTTTGTATCAATCTTTGGAATTGAAATGTTCGAAGCACCTTTTAAAGAGCTTAATCCGGCAGCCAGATTCTGCAAAGATTTCGTACTCGCTCCAAGCGTCGTAAAGTCAACTTTTGACAAACTTCGAAGCTGACCAGTTAATCCAGCTAAGTTCGGCACACTAACTTTTGTTTTGTTTAATGTCTGTAAGGCTGCTGATACTCTTCCAATTTCACGAGCATAATTTCTAAGCCCACCAGTATTGACGTTCCCCAGTGCTGTGTCAACATCCTTTAACTTTTTAGCCAGATTTCCCAATGCTTTTGTAGCGTTCCTGGTGCTACTGTTTATTTGTATATCAAGGGTATCAATGGTATTATCAGCCACAAAAAACACCTCCTTTTAATCAAAAAAAATAAGGGCAGACAAGACTTTTTATTCATCCTGTCCGCCCTTTTCATTGCCTATTTCAGCTATGTTCGCATTTGCCTTTTTTATCAGAAGTTCGTAGTAACGTTCTTCCTGCTTCAATTCAGCTTCAGACCGTTCCGGAACATCTGGTTTTTCTTCAATCTGTGGTTTCTTTGCTTTTTCTGTAATTGGTTTATCCGGATACTTCGCTTTATTAGAAAGTGCACTTGATACCGCAGATTTCACATATAAGCCGGAAAGCCATGACTGATATTCAATCAGTTTTACCTGAGTTTCTATCTCATCACGTTTACCTTTCTCGTACTCACGTATCCTTACTTGAAGGTCACGTATGGTACTTCTGAGAAATTCTTTCCGGCTCATTCCGATGCGAACAGCCGCCGGATATAACTCTGTCCAGATTATTTCACTGTAGCTTTTTTCTGGTGATCTGTCGGCTTCTTCGGAGCTTTCTTCGGTTTGGCTGCTACGTTCAGATCGTCCATGAACGTCTCCAGACCGGTCAGTTTGAAAAAACCATCTTCCTCCATCTGTTCAAGACACATGGCAAAGATACCGTAAAAGTTGCCCTGCTCATCATCCTTATGTTCCTGAATGAATTGTGCTGCAAGTTTCTTCGCAGTTGCAAGATTCGGAACAGAACCGTCTGCGTCTGGACTATCGCCATGATATTGAAGAAGTCCTGCATAAAACACGGTTAATGCTGTGCTCGGAATATTTGCCATCCCGGAGATCATTTCTTCCGGAGTTCTATTCACACCGCCACTGGTTGCCAGAAGCGTGTTCATTACACTTTTGACGCAATCATCGTAAAGAGATGCCTCAATGCCGTATTCCAGTTTATACTCTTTGCTACCAATCTTTAAAAGTTTATACATAATATCTTTTCCTCCCAGTTAGATATATTTGTTATTCGCCTTCAGTTGGCTTAACTGCTGTATCCGGGCCGACATACTCATTAATAGTCAGGGACATGTCAACAGTAAGAAGACCGTTCTGATCTCTTGCCGGTTTAGGAATGATAGTCGGCGGCTCGATCTTGGTGAAAAACGCTTTCTGAAGCGCCGGGTAATATTCCTCATACCACATAGACAGACCGCTCGCGTGAGCTGTTTTGTAAGCGCTGATAAGATCTTCCCACTCTTTGATTGTTTCGTCTGTAACGTTTACGGTTACATTGAACGTACCACCGGTTGAACCACGACCTGCGATAGTTCTCTCGATTTCGTCTTCGAGAGCGGATGCATCGATAGTCTCAACGTCGATAGCGATTTCATCAGAAGCGTTTATTCTGTGAAGCAGTTTGAATTTTTCTGGTTTTGTTCCCGCTACTGTCTCTACTGCATAACCGGTAAGAGCACCAACGGTACTGATTCCTGCGATATTTCCTGATGCCATATTGGCTCCTTTCTGCCTTTCGGCTATAAATTACTGCATAAAAAAAGAGCCATTACGGCTCTGGCACGTAACCCTGTGCCCGGGAGATAAAAGGATCACCGCCCTTCTACTCTTCTTTGCTTACTTGTTTAATGACCTGATTCACATAAGTACTCAGTCCTGCGACAAGAATACCTTGTGTGATTGCGGTAAAAACTGCCATTGCAATTTCCTGACCGCCTGTGACTGTAGATGTAGCGAAAACATAGATTCCGCAGACAACTACGCCCAGAAGTCCGAGGATTCCAGGAATGTATTTGTCAGCTACAGTTTCAGCCTGTTTGAGGAATACTCCTACAAAATACAGGACTACAGCTACAACCAGAAGTTCTGGCTTCACATAGTTCATAATCTGATCCATTCTATCTCACCCCTTTCATTCGCCGAGCAACTGCCCGGTGTAAATTCTTGTGTATCGGCTAACAAGCCGTTTGATACTATCATCAGCATTCCCCATGAGTTCAGGACCGTAGGTTCTACGGAATCCCATGCCAATCATGGACTGATGACTTTTTTCATCAATCTGATATACTTTTGCAATTGGATTCGTACCTGCGGCAAAGCACTCAATCTGGATAGTTGGAACCGTGGCGCATTCATCGCCTTCAAGGTCTCCTTCTGTCAGAACGTTTCCCAACATATAAAGCCTTGCATAGGTTTTCTTTCCAGATGCAAGAGTTTGGCTTCTGTCCATGGAAAAATTTCCTTTACCAACTACAGGTTCGATCGCTTTATTCCAGCGTTTGTATATCTCGGATATCGGGTTTTTTAATATTTCCGGCATTTAATCACCCTGCCTGTTCAATTATCTTTTATGATTTATTTTTTAGCATGAAAAAAGCACCTACCTTTCCGGTAGATGCTTCGCATCTTAATTGTACAAAATATGTGTCATATGATTCCATATTTTAGTATAGGATGTTTAATTTCCAAACACTTCCTTTGCAATATGTCGTATCTGAATAATGATAGCTTCCTCCGCATGATACATCGGCATATATGCCCTGTTACCATAAGAATGATGCTTTTGTCCACTTTCATCCACATACCACCATCCGTTTGGGTCGTAGGCGTGTTTTTGATCTGGGTAAGTACCAACACCATAATCAGCGCCAGACGGTAATGGATAGCTGTCCGTTCCATAAGAAATACCGGCACTAAACTCGATAAAAAGAACCTTGTCCCCAGAAAGCCGGACTGCTGCACCAACAATATCGCCATGTCCGTTATTAATAACTTCCGTGTAGTAAGAACCTTTTTCTTCGGTCGGAACAGATTCCATCGTGGTCTGGATAACTTGTATTCCTTCTTGAGCCAGTTTATTAACAAAAATCTGGTTCTTCCTTTGAATATCTTTCTGGTATGCTTCCAACTTCCGAATCGCAGACTGCAAAGAATTATGGTTCAAACTGCACCGGATTGTTTTCCTACTCATTGTTGCCACCGATTTTCGCTATTCCATATCGGGCAACTTGTCCTTTTTGAGTATCAAGGATTCTCTTAAGTCTGTAGTCTGGAAGAACAGTCGGGCTGTTATCTCCATCAAGGATTAGTGTTCCGTCTTCCCTGATTTCTGGCACGACATCAATCCACAAGACGTTACTTTCTTTTGGCTGAAATGTTCGATCAAAAACCGTAATGTACCGGTCATAGTCGGGAACGATTCCGGCAGACAGTTCTTCTGGCGTACCGGCTGTTGCTGATACTGAAATATTCTTCTTTTGCGGGTTTGAATAGACAAGAGTTTTATCCATTCCATTGTTTTTTTCTGTTACTGTCGAAATCCATATGGACTGTTTTTGGCGAAGTCTACCTCTCATATATACACCCTCCATTGACAGAAATTAATTTTCGTGTTATTCTTATGCAGAAATCAGGGAACGACGTATCCCCAGATTTCATAATCTTCCAGTCCCCAGTTCCTTAGTTCTGGGGACTTTTTTAATTTAATATAAATGAATTAAATAGTAAGGCACTTTACGATATCTATCGAAATTATTCCTGGAAAACTTCACATTCTATAGATGTCTCGAACACGAACGCGCTACTATTAGTCGCCTTTGGAGGGGCAAATGGAAATCAAAACATAATTCTACCATTAACAAAAACCGGAACGGACACTTGGTTGTACAACGCAGAATCTCTATCGAAAATTAAATATACTTTTTCCTGCAAAAACAACGTAATAACTATAACAAATACAGCAACATTTTTATGCTTTTTGATTAAGGTGGTCTAAAACTTAGGAACATCTACCTCGTCTTCCCATTTAATTCATTAAGAAAGTATCTATTTTACGCCACCTGTTCCAACAGATACGGAACAAAATGTATCGCTTCATCCCCTACAATCTCATATGCGATTTCAAAAATCTGCCTTGCTTTGTCAGCAATCAGATTGGCAATCAATTCTTCTACTTCCACCCAATTTTCACGGGGCACAAGTCTATGTAGTTCTTTAAGAAATCCACTCGAAAACATCATTGCATGGCTCAACTCATGTAAAACTACCCTTGTGAGAAATTCGCCCGAAATAGCGTCAGAAATCCAAATAATTCTTGTGTTTCCATCCGTCACAGCGCAGGTCATAGTACCGGTACGGTCAACCAGTACGGGATTCTCAGGATGAGTGAACCGAACTTTCCATTTTTGCCCATTCATGTAAAATTGTCTTAGCATAAAGCCACCACCTTTAAACCAAAAAGCCCCTGCTACATTCCTGTAACAAGGGCCTTGTTTTTAATTCATCTGTTGAAGAAGCTTAGTCAAATCAGTTTTCATCTGTTGTCTAAGGGTTGCGTCTGCATCCGACCACATCTCAGACATGGTACGGATAACATCCTGCGTGTACTCCTTCATCGAACTGTCCATCTTCTGTTTTGAATCTGCATCTTTGGAATCATGGTAATGCCTGCGATTCTCGCTGTATCTGTCATAGGTTTCGCCGTATCTGGACTGCTGACGGTTCGTTCCATCCATCCTCATGTCACTACGGTCCGGATGATAACCCATGCGGTACATATTACGTTCAAACTCTGGATTGTTCAGATACTCGTCCATCCAGTCATCATCTTCCATGTACAGATATGGCTTATATCCCATACGACTTCCTCTGCCCTTTGGGGCAAATCTGCCATTGGAATAACGATACCTGTCATATCCCATGCGTCCAAGATACTTTTCTTCCTGTTCACATTCATCCATAGCTTCTACGATTCTGTAATCTTTATCTGCACAAATCGCACATTTCACAGCTTCCATGCAGTCCTTCAGATCGTCCCAGTCTTGAGCACTGAGATTATCGAAGCCATGTGTCTTGGCTTTTTCCATAGCCCATTTTCCCATTTCCATTGCAACTTTATGCATTACAGTGCCCCCTTTCTAACAGCCTGTGTAACAGGTGTATCTGCTGTTGGGGCTGTACCATTAATTGCTGTCAAATTGTTATTCGGACTACAAGCCGGATTCCCTAACATCTTGAATACTCCACCAGTTGCACTCGTAGCTACTCTGGTTGCGTACTTCGTTCTGGTTCTTACGCCACAAGCCGTAACCTGTGCACAGCAACGATTCTGTAATGGATACAGGGTTGTTCCCGTTCCTATTTGAATCATCACCGGGGCGTTAATCGTAGTGGTTTCTGGTATGCTCTGTGCAATCACAATGCAATATTTTTCACCATTGTTATAACTACCTGCTGGAAGTGTAATCACAAGATTACCACCAGTAAATGCAACAGCTTGGCTTATCACAAGATGATTGCAGAGTTTACAAACATTTTTACAACTCATACTTCTACCTCTCAATCAAATAAGAGGTGAGACACAACTCACCTCTTAGAATTAGTCAACCTCTAAGGGTGAGTTACTTAGCAGCAACCGTTGCTGTATCCGTTGCATCCACCGTAATAGGTATTCGGATTCGGAACAACATATGCCGGGATAGCTGCTGGATTGATTGCATTGATTAACTGCTGTGTCTGAGATGCCATTGCAGTTGTAAGAAGTGCGCTCTGGCGATCCTGAGATGCAGCACGTTTCAGATCAGAGTTCTCTGCCTGTAATGTTGCAAGCTTATCATTCGTCAAGAAATCAAGAATTGCTCTTGTGTTGCTGTTCTGATTGTCCAGAAGGTCTCTGGTGTTGTTGTTCATTGTGTTCTGAAGAGCACAAGTGTTGGTTGCCAGGTTATAGTTGATACCCTGAATAGCTTCCCTTGTTTCACAACAGCAATTTGCTAACTGAGACTGTAATGCATTGGTATTCTGCATACCGGCTACAGTATCAGCATTAATTGCCTGCTGAACGCCATTGAAGCCCTGAAGCATTCCAACGTTCATGCCGTTGAAACCACTCTGCATGGTATTGTTGAGTGCATATGTGCTGTCACAGATACCCTGCTGAATACCTCTGATACCGTTTTGGATATCGTTAAGAGCGAAGCCCTCGTTGATATCGGCACGTGTAGCCCATCCTTGGAATCCGGCACCATTAGCACCGTTTCCACCATTACCGCCGAAGCCACCGCCCCAGCCGCCGAAACCTCCCCATCCGAAGATTGCGAAGATCAGTACGAGCCAAATAAGTGAAAAACCATCGCCGCCCCACATGTCATTGGCACGGTTATTAGAGCCTGTAGCAGCTGCAATGTCGCTAAGGCTGTAATTAGAACCATTCATCATGTTTTTAGTCTCCTTAAATATTATTTACAATAGGAGACATCCGCGGCTGTCATCCCAAATTGTAGCGATTTTAAATCACCCAATCATGGGGAAGTGTTATAATCCAAGGAATTTCTGGATAATTCCATCTGGTGATAAGTGCTTTTCATTAAATACATTTTGCTGAATTTGATGTAACTGGTCTGTATCACCTTTTTTGTATAAATCCAAAGCATTTTTTAATGTTGGATTATTCCCTGCAAATTTACTCATATCGTTCATCATGTTATCAACACTTCCGAACCTCTGAGAAATCATTTTTTCAACTTGCTTTTGCATCATGGCATTTGGATTGAAATTCATCTCTGCTTACCTCCGTTCTGCTGCTTGGCTTCCGGTGTTACCGACATTTGTGTCGGGAACATGTTCTTTATTTCGGAAATCTCAGAACAAACATCGTTCCGAAGTTGGTTAAACATAGCTTCTATATCAATCTGTTTCTCTTCTGATTTTGGTTGCTGTTGTTCGTCTGGATTTAGAAGTCGGTAAACAAAAATTCTGCTTCTTCCGTCTGCCTGTAGTTGTTTTTTGTATATTTCTGTGCCATCTGTTTTTGGATAATAGACAGGATTTCCAGTCATATCCACATCTTTTGCTTTTACAGTATCAATACCATCAACCATTTGCCCTGAAAGCATAGCAACCTGTGGCATCTGCTGCATCGGCTGTTGCATTTGTGCCTGTCCATAAGGCATTGTCTGTTGGTAGTTGTTCTGCAACTGTGCCAATCTATCTTGATACGGTTGTACCGGTGTTTGCGGGTATGGATTCAATGGTTGCGGATAATATGGATAAAATGCCATAGTGTGTTCCTCCCATCTCTGTAAGCTTTTCTCTATGCTTATATTATATGAGAGAAACCTAAGTATTTGAACGACACTATTTCGCCATATTTTCGCCATGATACAAAGAAAAGCCCCGATAATACATCGGGGCAACTTTAACAATCTTCTTTTTTACTTTTCGGTTTATGCGGTCAATGGTTCTTGGACTATACCCCATAATCTCTGCTGTTTCAAACAATGTTTTTTCCTCATAAACTCTTAACCGGAAAAATTCTTTTTCTCGTGAATCAAACCCGGATTCGCTTAGATAAAACTTTCTTTCATCTTCTGAAAAGTCTGTATAATTCATAATCCCACCGCCTCCCTTACAAGTGGAATTGCTTATTATGCCGGAAAGATACCGCTTAATGCAAACCCTACAATAGCCCCAATCACGGCCGTGATAACGCAAACAACAATCGTATCGTAGCGTTTTCCCGGGGCTTCCATGAGGGATTTTAAATTATCATTCATTTCATCCACCGTATCTTTTATGTGCCCGAGATCATTGTTGTAAAGGACAATTTTGGTTTCAAGCGCATTGATACGTTCAAAAAAAATGCCGTCACGTTTAGAGTGTTTCTCTTTCATTTCGTGAACAACTTTTTCCAATTCTTCTAAGCGGTGTTCGTTAAAGCAATTCTGTTCACATCCCATCGCTACTCTCCTTCACTTCCATTACATTTTTTGTACTTCTTCCCACCTCATAATGAAGTACCCCAGCAACGCCTGGGAGGAAATGCGTCACGTTCTCAACCTACTTTTTCTGTCAGATTCCTCTGGCAAAGGGAAAAACGCCGTGATTGACAAATATCTCTGTTTCAGAGTTCCATCCTGCATTTACAGAATTTTCCGAATGAGATGTTTCAAACTCAACTCCCTGTTTCACAAGAAAATAAAGAGCCAAATCAAAAATACAATCATAGCATTTGTCCATATCTTTATTGATGTTTTCTTCCGTATAACTCTCAGGATAATTGCGTTTTTTCTGGAATGACCGAATAGCTCTTTTGACTGCTAAGGGAATCATCCTTGCGGTCAGTTCATCACCTTCCAGATACATTGATAGATCGCTTGTAAGCTGTTCGTCCATGCCATTTCACCTACCCTTGCTGTGCTATAATTTCTGATATGATACCAGCCTTGTTTGTGGAAGTCAGGGCATAACCATTGTCACTTGCAAGCTGTCTCAGTTGAGCCACAGTCATACTGGACAGCTCGCTTTCTGTATACTTGTGTGTAACACTTGCTACAGACGGTGACTGGCTGTTTTCATCAAGGCTATGCCCGTTTATTCCCCCTTTGTACCGATAACGATACCGCCATTGGCTTTCGGTGCTACCGGAATAAACATACCGGATGCTTTTGTCCAAACAGCAACTGGATCCTGTGTAGCCCACATGGAAAGAGTAACAAAAGAGCGATTCTCTTCTTGGATGAACTGTCTGTATTCATTCTCTTCCGGTGTTGGTCCCCAAAGTCCAGTACCGAAGGAACCGCCTGCATCAGCTTCGTAGAGAGTGAACACATCCTCTTTGAAGTATCTTCCGGTCATCAGAGTTCCGTCTGCTTTTCTGTAACGGAATTTCTCGTCGCAACGACCAACGGTGATTCCGTACTCCTGCATGAGCAGATTTGCAAGCTCCTGTCTGGTAAGGAGGCGTTTATTCGCAGCTCCCAGAACAGCTGTCTGCATAGCTGTGTTGCTTCTCATGTAGTTGATCATCTTCAGAGATGTGACTGCATTTGTTACTACATATCCGGAATCCTCGGCTACAGTTACCATCTTCTGAATATCGCCCATGATATCTGCATCTGCTGTAGACCAGTTGGTAAGAGCGACCTTTGCAGAACTTGGTACGCCATAATCGATATTCATTTTCACATTGTTTTCATCAATTTTTACCATACCGGTTGAAAGGAATTGGCCTTTCATGATGTTTGCCCTTCCAACAACACCTTCGAACAGGTTTGTCGCATCGTCAAAAACGAAGTTTGTAAGAGTTTCGTTGTCCGGAACGCCGTTTTCGATAGCTTCCTGGAGACGCTCAGACTGATTGATCTTCCTCTTGATAAAGAGTTTTTCAGTCAGAACTTTCTCGAATCCCGGTCTGGTGCCGATTTCTGCTTCGGTATCAAGAGCGTGAACAAATGCTACCTCCGGCAGTCGTTGTCCAGCCATAAGTCTGTAATACTCGGCTTTCCAAAACGGTGTCTTTACATCTGGAAAAATGGTATCGAGGATACCAGGTCTTGCCACAGAAAAATTCTGAGCGAAATTTAATCTTTCTTCTGCTGTGATAGCTTCTAATACATTGTATGGCATATTGGTTATACCTCCTTAAAATACTGGATCTGTTGTGGTTACAAAAACAATTCCCTGCGCGGTAAGCTCTGTTTTTGCAGTTTCGTTGACTGTGACTGGCAGCCTTTTCTCAAGGACACGTCCTGCTACGATCACGGAAATCGGTCTTTTAGCATCATCTGTCATATCAACATCTTCAAATACGATTCCTTTTGCACCAGTCCCATTTGTCGGATACACGGAACCTGCTTTGATGATTTTTTTATCATTTACTGCCGTTGCATTTGTTGCGTCTGCGGTGTAAGTTTTCAGTACCAGTCCAACCTCAGATTCGAGAATGTTGGGAGTTGACTCATACTGTTTTGTTTTCATAAAAGCCATAATCTAAATCTCCTTTACTTACTTAAAAATTAACCGGTGCATTGTCACCTGCCGGTTCTGTTTTTGGGTTCATGCGTGCTGAGTAAGCTTTTGCGTACTTAGCTGCCGGACTATCGTTATCATCTTTTTTCTGTCCCTTGTCTGAATTTCCGCCACCTGGATTCGGAGTATTGTCAAGAACTGCTTTCTCCCATTCAGATTTAGCATTATCCAGAGCTGCTTTATTTGCTTCGGAAATTCCATTAACAAAAGTTTTGACTTCCTTCATTACGTCTTCAGACTTGTCTGCTGGCATAGATGAAAATGCTTTGATAGCGCTTGCATATGTTTCTGTTGAAAGACCTGCATTAGCGAAAGCAGATGTAATCTCACTGGAAAGCGCTTTCCTGTTGGATTCAGCAAGTGCTTTTTCCAGGTCAGAAATCCTCTTTTCGTTTTCTGCTTTTTCCTTCTGTCGCTCTGCTTCTTGTCTTTCGGCATCCGTCATATTCTGGGCTTTCAAATCATCCAGCTCCTTTTGAAGGTCATCTGCTTTATCAGCTTTTTCTTTCAGAGAAGTGTTTTTTTCTTTCACTTTCTTTGTCTCTGATTCAACAGAATCAAGATATTTAGTCACCTGCTCTTCAGACGGTTCCTCGATTCCAAAGCCAATAAGTACCTGTTTTGCCTGTTCTCTTGTCATAGAAATCTCCTTTCTTTCAGACCATCACACTTTTTCACACGGTTCGCTCCGCACATGATCTGCACCCGATTTACGCTCACGGGCTGTTGCATTATTTTTGTGTATTAAAAAAGGAACCTTGGATGTTATTCCTTGGTTCCTTTAATAATTGAATTTATGAGTTTTGATTGACAGTCGAAGAATTTACCGTTGAATCAATTCCAGTCGGATTCTGACCGCTTTTACCAATCAATTGTTGCGCTTTTTGCATTTCTACGTCTGGGTCTGCCAGTTCGGGATATACAGTTCCTAGGTAAGGCAAACTCATCTCGTATACCTTTTGTGGATCACTGAAAAGTCCGCAAGTAATCAATGCAATCAGCGGATGAATTTTATTTTTAAACAGATAGTCAAGAGCCTGTGCTTTGACAAGCATGTTATCTGTCGGGTTTCTGGTTATCTTTACATCAAAATCTCTTGTTGAGATTGAAATATCCTTTGTGGTCTGTCGGATGATATTCAGAATGATTCTGGCACTTGCTTTCTCAGCCTCCCGGATAAATGGTTCATCCAGTTTTGCTCTGCGCTCTGCAAAATCCCATCCGTTTCTGAGATATACAGCTTGACCGGTATCGCCAGACGATTGTTGCTGCCTATCCGGCATTCCCTCAACAATAAGCATGTTGCTGTAGATATCGTCCTTTGCAACTTGGCTTTCCGTCTGATTCAGTTCAGCGGTCATCAGGTCAACATCTGACTGGCAACCATTTCCAGTATCCTTTACAGAGATAGCGCCGAGCTTAATCATTTTCAGAAATTCGCTTTCATCAATCTCGCAGTTCTTAAACTTCATAAGAGCTTGCACGAACTGCTCTACGCCATCCATTCTGTTTGACTGCATGTTGTTCATAGTGTCAAACATGGTTATTGCAATCTCGATATCGGAAAGACGATCGTGGTTATTCGGGTACTCAACTACCGGGATGCCGCCAAAACCATTGATGCCGGTTTTTGTAATCTGTCCATTTTGAATCTCAAAATATTGTTTTGCCGAAAAACATAAATAATATTGTTGTTCGTTCTCATCCTTGAGAATCTGAACCGAGAGCATCGCTTTTCCGGTCTTTCGGGAATAAACAATGTAACAATCCCCCGGATATGGTATAAAAATCCGGAACGGTGGTAACTCACTGTCCTTTGTCCAGTCATCTTCTTTCAAAATTGCTTTGTATGCGGTTCCTACAGCGCTTTGATAAGTACCTAGTTCAATGTTTCTAGCTTCTGCATTCGCTTCGTCCAGATAGTCATTGAATAAATCTACCTGCTCATTTGCTTCTTCTGTGGCTTTCTTCTTCTTGCACACATACTGGATAGGTTCGCCGTATGTCTGTGATGCTTTGAAGCGGACAACTTCCAGTGCATGGTTCTCGCATACACGGTTGTTGATTTCCGGTCGCACCACTTTTTCTCTATAGAGAATCGGCTGGTCTCCTTTGTAGTACCGGTACAGATAATCAATCAGTACCCTATTCCGGTTATGAGTGCCGATTGTATCAGAAATAACTTTTCTGACGTTTGCTGTTGTGATCTGGCTTACACCGGTATAGGCAATTTTGCGGCCAAACTCGCCCCGGCATAAGTCAATGAAATTCATTTTATTTCTGCCCACTGCCTACACCTCCCATTTTCGGGCATTAAAAAAGCACCGGATTGTTCTCCGATGCTCGTTTTACAGGTTACATTATATTATACATAGAACATATGATTCCATATTAAAACATATTAACTTTCAAAATGCTTTTGTTTCCGCAAAGCTTCAATAGCTTTTCCATGGCAAGAACGGATATGCTGTACGGAATATCCCATCTCGTCTGCGACCGTGACCAGATTTTTAAATTCTATGTATCTCTTATGGAGTAAGGATGAGTACATGGAGTTTTCCATGTCATTGATATCTCCGGAAACTTTCATTTGCAATTCTGCCAGTTCCTTGACATCAGATGCTATTTCCTGTTGCAATTCAACAATTCTGGTTACAGCATCACCAACACGGTCTTTCCCACCGGAAGTCTGCACTTTATCTCCATTTGAAAAAGAAGATATACTGGTTGCCAAAAGCCTTAAGCGGTATTCTTCCTGTATTTTGTTCTGTATTTTTCTATCAGAATCTTGCACTTGCTCAAGATATTGTCGTGTGTTCATCTCATTCTCCCTCCCCATAATGGATTGCGCATAGCCGTCACTGTACCTACATTTCCTTTTTCTATAAACATCTGGAGCTGAGTAAGGCCGTCCGGTGCGTCATCATGCACATTCTTTCCAAGTTGAACAAAGAAAGTAAGTTCGTCCATAGCTGCTTGATACTCTTTGCTTCGATGTTCTTCATCCAGAAAAATAAAGTTTCTTTTTATATCATCTGAATATGCGATGATCTTAGACATTTTCTCCATGTTCCCCGGTGCACGGCTGGATGTACAGCTACATTTATACTTCTGTTCTTTAAGTTTTTCATCCACGTACATCTTGTACATATCACCACCGTTGTTTGCCTCGAAGTTAATCTGTCGTATCTCGTTTCCAATGATTTTTCCAACAACAAGTGGAAGGGTAACTTCTTTTGTTCCTTTGTTGAATACCCAGTCAAAAATATAGATATCTCCATTTTCGTATTCTCGCCCAATAGGCATTGAAAGACTATCCCCACCGCCCCATGCAACATCACAGGCAGTAACAACACGGCTGTCACCTTCCGGAAGTATTCCATTATAGTACCGAAGTCCATCTTCCGGAAAAAGGATTCCTTCACGGATAAATGGATTTTGCTGATATTTGGCTTGCCATTCATTAGCATCCAGTCTTGACTTCATATCCACATAGTATTTTGTAGAAAATCCTACGCCGTAGTCATAATCAAAGTTGGATTCACCATTTTCATTCAATGCCGGAATCTTCCTAAAGCGGTACCGTGGATTATTTTTCTTTTCAGTCTCCACTCTTCCAAGAGGATCCATGACATTCCATCGTGTTCCGACCATTAATTCTCGTGCACCGTCATTTTTACGGTCAACCAGAACGTTCAGATAATCCTGATACCGGTTTTCCAGACGTGTTGGACTTAATGATTCAGTTCTGTCACGAACAAGGTCATCCACATATAAGTAACCGTCTGAAGATATATCTACGGAACCTGTCCATGTTCCATCAATACCACGACAAGTCAGCGTCGAAAATCGGTCCGGTGCGCCAAGGTTGATTTCTTTCTTCTCTGCCGATTTCTTTTCAAGAGTTGCAGACGGAAAGATTTCGTTGAAAGTATATTCTGGTGTCGAAATAAGGTTCTGTATTTCTCCGTAAAATCCATCGGCAAGGATTCCGCTGTGACCGCTCATAGCGTTATGGCTGTTCGGGCGTTTACCCATTATCCAGGACAGGAAAAATATACAGGTGGTTGACTTTGCGGTTCGGGGCGGCATAGACACGCCAAGAAACTCAATCTTTCCGTCCTCTAAGTCCTGCAGATCCTGTACGAGAACATTTAATGTCTTTTTTCTCGGCTCGTAGAATTTTCTGCGTGGCTGCCTGTTCTTTTCCATGTAGTACAGATAACTCTCGAATAACCATGGAGCTTCCAGCAGCAAATACTGCCAGTAGATATCATCAAAATTACCGCTTCCGGTCAACGCAGCTTGCCTTGCAGCTACATTATGAGCATACTTGCTTACTTTTATTGCCATTTGTTGTGCTTCTAAATTCTCCGTAAACGGCAAATCAATGTTCATGTTTAACAGCAGATCAAGGCAGTCTTTCTGATTCTGGTAAACAGACATATCTCCGCTGATGATTTGATTTAAGACTACCCGATACCATTCAAATGAGCCTTCTGTAAATTTTTGCATAAAAATAGAGCCAGACCTCCTTTCTTCTTAGGATTTAGTCTGGCTCTCATGTGGCTCTCTGACTGGTTTATTTATTTTTCTTTTTTAATTTCAAGTATTTTCTATATTTGCGGCTGTATTTCCGAAGAATCAAATCAAGCATGATGCTATTTGTTTGTTCTGTGTTTTCTGACATAGTTGTGAGATACGGATAATCTTCTCTATCATCTACTAATGTCTTGAAAATTAAGTCTAAAGCAAACTGAGCGCTGATAGGTGGGTCGCACAGTTCAAAGTCTTTATCCTTGTACCACTCATCAATCTTCTTTTGGAATCCATCAAACGATATTTCTTCATTCCATATCATACATTCACCTCACGATGCTTCTAAGTGAATCCCACCACTCGTCTTTTTTATTTATATCTTCTACTCGTTCGAACATAAATTTCAACTTATAAATATCTGATTCTGATGCAACAGATTCAGTATGCATGAGTTTGAATTTTCTTTTAAGATATCCAATTTCAAGAATGCATTCCTCCGGAAGATCAGTGTAATTCATGACGCATTCTACCAAAACAATTCGTTTATCTTCTTCATGATGTATTTCAATGTCTGCCAGTGCATTAATGATTTCTTCATCAATAACCTTAACGGGATAATTCACTACACCATATTTCATATATTCACCTCAGTCTGGAATCCCTAATTGTTTGTAAGTAAATACGGCTGTATACTTCTTCCCACACTTGCAGCAAGTTTCCGTAATGGTACAGGTCTTTTCTTTATCGTCGCACTCTGAAATAGCTGAATCCCGGAATCTACATCCGCCTGTCAGAATACATTTAATCCGTTTTATGTTCATCTGGTTCCTCCAAATAATTGATAATTTCATGTGCGATATGTGCCAATTCCATTCTGGTATGTCGCTCAAAAAATTCATCAAAGTCAATTTTGAATACTGAATCAAATTTCTGTGATTCATTGATTCTTTTTATAGTTTTATCAAGTTTTGTTTCTGGATAAGGTGGGTTTATATAACAAGTCAAAGGATTATTTTCATTATGTACCTCCGAATCGCATATAACCGGATACCATTCAACAGCAGTTCTTTCTCCTGCGTCTTTTTGAATTAGAATATTTGAAAGTCCTCCAATATAACATTTTATGACCATATCATCATTTTTTATTTTTACTGAATATTCCTTTTGGAATTCAAATGCAGTGTACTCAGTATAAAATTTTAAAACGGTCTTTGTAATTGGCGGATAAGATGTAAGAAGAATTTCCTCGATATCAATCTGCGCATATGTTTCTATTCCAAGTTCGATGATCTCAATCGGAATCCTTTTAACCACAATTCTCATACATTTACCTCAAACTCTTTCTTGCAGTTGCTACCCTTGCATTTCAATTTAAGATGCCGAATTCTTGTCTCTGGGCTAATCAGAAGTGCTTTCTTCTGGCAAAGCGGGCAGCACGCCCATACGCTTCCTTTTATGTTTTTTATTAACGCCTGCCCGTCCCATGACTCTGGTGGATTCATGATCTGTGAGAAGTCTATTCCTTCGAATTCGAACGCTGATTTAATGCTCATCTGATTTTCTCACTCCTTTTCGTCCTGCAATCTTGCGCTTTTTGGGGAATCCGTGCATTTTGCGGAAATTATTTTGTTTAATTCGATTTGTTAAAAGCAACGAGTAAAGTAATTCTTTTGACAAAACAAATTCCGTTCTAAACCCTAACTCTTTTCCGACAGATTGCAGCGAATAATTAATCAAATCTCCCGGAAGCTCCGGTATTCCTGATGTATCTATCTCTTTTTCTCCTATAAAGATCCGCTTCAATTCATCTTTCTCGCCCATATCAGCTTATTTTCCTCCTAATTGCACGTCTTCCTAAGTTCAAAGGCGCTTCTTAAATCTGCTAGCATATCAACCAGCGTATTAACAGTTATCGTCAGTTCGTTAATCCGAACATTGCTCGCCTGGTACAATTTCCGATAATGTTCAAGTTCTTTCGGTGCATCGCAGAACGGAAGATCTATGGTTCCATCTTTCACCCATGCAGCTGTTTCAATGACTTTATTAGCACGATCGAGATCTTCATGTGCCTTTCTGTTCTCTTCTACCGTTTTGGCAAAATCTCTCTCCAGCTCAATCCGGCGTTCTTGTAAATCCAAAATTTCATGCTGTCTTTTCTCACATTCTTCAGATAGTCGGACAACTTCTTTCTTCAGCTGATCTACCGTCCAGTTCTTCATATCTTCAATCCTCATGGTTTCCTCCCCTCAAATCTTGGTAAATGTTTCCATATCGTAATTGTTACGGATATGATCCACACATTCACTGAGTTTTTCTTTCAAGATTGGGTCTTTTGCAATGTCCGGATGTATCGTATACATTATGCAACTGCCTTCTCTTCCCTCTTTCTGGAATTTCCGCCAGTTAAAAGTCATTGTAAACAGTGGAATCCTTGTAAAATTCTTTGTCTTATGCCTTATGTATAGATTGAAAAGTTTCTTAATCATGGCAATTCTCCCTTTTTCATCATGCTGTTTTCTCAAACAGGCCAAGAATAAACTCCCGACCCATCTGCGTAATCCGTCTATGGTAGATTACTTTTCCAGAATCCAATACTTCCTTTTTGATTTCCTCATATCCGCAGTCGCTGTAATTGGAGTACATCAACCACGTACCGTTTACCTGATACTGGATCTTCTTTTCTGACAGAATCCGGTTTAGCTGCATTGCTGATTTCAGCCCCAATTCTTTGGCAATTTCAGTAATGGTATATGTTTTGTTGACGTGCATCAGGATAGCATTCTTTCTCTCGGCTTCTACTCTTGCAGCACGTTCCTCTTTCAGTTTAGTCAGAAGCTCGATGCCGAAGTCTGGATTGTTGAGGATATTATCAATAACATTGTCTGTAGCATATATGCCATGTTTGTGGATTGATGGTAACACTTCCGATGTTACCCACTTTTTAAAATGTTTAGCAGACGGAAGCTTGCTCGAAAGAATAAGGCTGTAAAGACCAGATTCATTAACGATGTACATTTCACGGCTTTGACATGAGTCGGTGAAACGCCTTGTCAGCTTATCTTCATCATCCACATGTCTCTTTATTGCATCTGATGTATCTTTATATCCCAATATCTCTGCAACGTCTTTTCCAACGAAATATGGCACTTCCTCAACCATCACTACACGTACAGAACCTAATTCTGCATTTTTAAAAACTTCCGGTTTATTCATTTCTCTCTTTCCTCCCTGTGCTTCATCTGGCACTTGATCATCTTTGCTATATTCTCACGTTCCTGTTTTATCCCATGCCCTTGCCGAAACAATTCGCATTCAAGGATATTTCCGCACTTGGAACATTCATCTTTGATTTCTTTGCCTGCTATTTGCATTATTCGTCCTCACAATAAATAAAAAGGTGTAGGGCAATTTGTTTAAGATCATTCTTTCCGTATAATCGGATCCCATCTTTTGATTCTCTGCCAATCAGCCAATCTGCTAATTTAAAAGGTGGTTTAGGGGGTTCTCCCTCTTTTGGGGCTGCCGCTTCAGCATTTGACTGGATAGTAAGTCCGTACCACAAATGACGGTGCCAGTATTCCAATGCTTCTGGGCTGCATCTCTCTTCTAATTCCGAAAATACCTTTTTGTAATCAGATAATTCTTTTTTCATTTTCTTTGCTTCTTGTTTTGTCATTTTCAATACCCTCCCAACATTCACAACTATCATCCAACAATCTGAAATCTGCCCGATACTCACTGTCACCATTACAGCATACGCCTTCTTCCAGTGCGTACCATTTGCATTTACAACAATAATCTTTTTCCATAATGTCACTCCCAAAATTAAAAAAGTCCGGCGGGTGGACTTGAACCACGCATCGTCGCCCAACGCGAACCACCGGAACCAATCAGAAGGTAAATTTGAGCATTTTGGAAATGCTTTCCGGTAATGGCAATTTACCGGAATCGGAATGGCAGGAATCGAACCTGCGACACATGACTTGTAAGTCACTGCTCTACCGCTGAGCTACATTCCGTGCCGCTTACCACGGCTGATCACCTCGGTAAATGAATGAGATGATTTCCATTTTGCACAACATATAAATGATATGCTTTTCGTACTGCCCAGCAGTCCTCAGGATAAACATCAACCTTTTCCCATGGGTTTAATCCGCTTGAACCATAGGCCGCCCGTGCACTGACAGCATAGAACGAACGAATTAATTTGCAGGAGACGGATTCGAACCGCCGTTCTCAAGGATATGAGCCTTGTGAGATTCCACTTCTCCATCCTGCCTTAACCCGGATTGCACCGGGTTAGCAATAGGTTTATCGTGTTATGCTTTCCACTAGACTGTTTTCATCAGTGTCAGTCCCACGGAGTTGTTTCGGAGGATTATTCCTGAATGCCTCTTGAAAACTCCCTGTCGTCAACGTGCACTCATTGGCGACATATTCAACTCAGAGGCAGTACCGAACGGGAAGTTGCTTTTTCAATCCGGCTACGCCGTTACGTACCTTCTGGAAAACAACCCACATACACACATTCGGCAGTTTTTTCTGCCCATTAAACGGATGGGCAGCTTTGGGAGAAATGGAAGCTCTGGGGCTCGAACCCAGGACCGACCGGTTATGAGCCGGTTACTCTAACCAACTGAGCTAAGCTTCCTGAGTAGCAAAAAGATACAGGGTCGCTGCGATATCTGTCTTTTTACTACTGTTGCAGTTCTTGACCGCCAGCTGCAACAAAGGTTGAAACCACCCGGAACATTTGACTGTTCCTTTAGTCATCGCCGTTGCGATAGGTGGTTAAAGGGTATTTCATGAAAAAAGGAAAAAGAAAATCCAATCTGCATCAAAGGGAAGATGAAGCCCGATGCAGAGCGGCGCATGTGGGATTCGAACCCACGCATGCCGGAGTCAAAGTCCGGTGCGTTACCGCTTCGCCAATGCGCTATGTTGCGGCAGTCGCTCAACCCTGCCGCACGTGATATACTTCAAAAACACCATTGATATATTTATGTTTTCCCTGGAACGCCTGTATCAGTCGTAACTCATTTGGAGGAAATTTGGTTTTGGATATCTGTTTCATTATTATAAATCCGTACTGATACAGGCTATCTAGGGATTTCATGCCTCGTCCTGTCCGTGATGAACCTTCCTCCAAGTCCATACGGCGAGGGCTTTACCTTTGCTTTTATTATTTTAATCCGCTCTACCAATATCAGCGGAATTAAAACCATTGGAAATGCCAGTAACATTTATTTCACCTCACAGGGATGTTAAAAATAAAATCACGCTTATTCCGGTTCCGACAAGGATCATCGAACAAGCGGCAGATTCCCATTTGTCTTTGTTGTTATTTGTCACGATCTCGGAACTTGCCGAAGTGAACATCAGGACGTTGATAGCAAGTGCGATTATCGTAAATATCGTCCTCATCGTTCTCCTCCAATCATGAAATCAAGAATCTTTTCTGCTGTTTCTTCTTCAGGCTCAAATGGAAGTCTGCATGTAGAATAGATTTCCAGAGCCGATTTCAGGCTTGATTTGAATCCTTGGTATATTTCTCCATGTTGAAGCAGTTCGTGTCTTAAAACTGAAATTGCATCAGTAATTGATTGAGAACTGGTGTTTTTATTCGCTGTCGTTAAGCTCATACTCGCAGCCCCTTTCCTGTGCATTGCAGTACACCAGAAGATGCTCTGCGATTTCCTGAAGCTGAACTGGATCATACTTTGGAATCGCAACCATTTTGCCTTCAAGCATTGGGGAAAGCGCCGCGAATACCGGTGCGTCCGTAACAATCGTTGCTTTTATCAGCATAGCTGCTACGTCAACTGGTTCTGACGGTAACAACTCATAGATTCCTTTTTCTTTATTCATGCCTCTTTTACCTCTCCAAAATATTCTTTGTATAACTCATAGTCGTTTCTTCCAATCAGGTCTTTAACCTTGTATTTTTGCTCTATTCGAAGATCGCTGTATGTGTAAATGGTTTTTGTGACCTGTATACGATATTCGCCGACATCAGTGATTCCGCTTTCAGTCTCGATTTTTTCTTTAGCTGAAAACCAGTTTCCGTTCGGGGTTAAGAAGTAAACTCTTTGCACTGCTCTTCCGAGTGTGATATATTCCAAACTTGCTTCGTCCGTAAAAACCTTTTTCGCTGATTCCGTGTCATACAGCCTTCCGTCCTCCAGAACAGATTTCTTGTGATGATACTCGTACGAGCGATCATGAGCTAAAGGCTTTTCTCCCGGTCCTTCAGAAGACCTTTTTTGTTTTTTTAAAAATTTTTCAAGCATCGTCTTTTACCTACCTTTTCCGAAAATACTGTGTCAATGCTTCTCTTGTGATCTGTGACACACTTTTGCCGGTTCGGTTCTTTTCAGCTATAAGTCTTTGCTCCAGTTGGTACGGCAACCGGATGCGAATGGATTCGGATTGTGAATTAACAGGATTTTTCCACACACCATCACTCCTCCTTGGATTTAAATATTTTTACAGTTTCATGCGGTTTTCTGCGAATATACTCAATATCGTTCATTCCAGTATCTTTGTAATAGATGTTTTCTTTATGCCCATCTAAATATTCTATTTCACCTGCAAGGCAACCATCTGTTAGTCCACGTTCATTATTTGTAGCGACCACATCGACAAAGTTTTTCACATGTTTTATGCCTTTTGATTGGAGATACCTTTTAAAAGGCGGCCTAGATATTAAAGTCGTTTTGCTTGAATAATTTAAAAGCAACTGAGCTTTCTTTCTGCCAATTTCTCCGTTTATATACATGTCGAATATTTCTGAATGTTTTTCGACTGAAGACTTCGGCTTTCTTCCACCATTTACACTTTTTCTATAATGACTTATATGCTGACCGCAATGAGCCGCTTTATGGCATTGGTGGCAAAGAGGAACTATATTGCTGACTATATCAGCGCCACCTAACGCAAGAGGAACTATATGATGGTATTCAATATTTTTGTCTGATTGGCAATTACAACAAGTATTACCAACAATATTTTTTATATCGTTACTGACTGTCCGTCTCATTTACTTCCTCCGATATTTTAAAATTAACCCTTTTTCTATTTTCAAAACTTAAGGGGCTCACCTGCCCGGCATGCGATCTCTGTCTAAGGGGGTCCCCCTGTCTTTGCTACCAACTGCATCCGGATATAATATTCAGAATATTAAATCTATTTGAAAAATCACGGTTTTCCATATAGATCGTTATACAACATGCACAAATACTGGCGTTGTAACTATACACATTGTATAAATACTGCCGTTTTCGTGCTAACTGCCGCCTTTTGTCCGTACCTCGTGGACGTTTCCGGGCGGTAGTTTACAGCTTCGGTCGCTCCATCTCCGGAAGCTCCAGCGCGTCCTTATACCGGTCCGCGATCTGCTGCGCTGACTGCTGCGGGATGCCTTGCACATGATCCGCCTGGACCGGTGCTGTCTCTGCCATGCCATAAGCTGCTTTTGCAACGAAGATCAGGTTTGCGTTCGTTCCTGGTTGGTTGTGTAGTCTGTTAAGCGTGCAGCTTTTGCAAATATTGAACCATTTTTTCACCGTGTTGCTATGTGCTGTGGCGGTTCTATAGTCCCCGCGCATCCAATCACTAAACGTTGAGCGATTAATTCCTACCAGAAAACTAAATACTTCCAGAGTCGGTAAAACATGATACTTACTGCACAGCCTTACAAACACGCTAAACATATGATCTAATAATTCTATATCATCGTTACAAGGTTTCTGTATGTGATCAGCAATATAAAATATCATATCAACAAAACTGTCAGCTACTTCTTTTCTGTAATTCTCACTATCAGGTGATACACATAACACTGTGTTAATATATTCATCAGCATATATATTAATATTACTCAAATATACTTCTGTTTCCTTTTCTGTTTTGATAGTATTATCTTTCACTGTATCACCTCACTTTACAACGTTAATCTGTTAATTTAGTAAAATAAAAAGGGCGATAACAAACCGGTCAGCAATCGAAGAACACGTCCAGCAGCTGCGATCAGCGCCGGAAGTTCCGTAAATGCTTTTCAGTTTTTTATATCGTCCTTTGTTTAAAAATCGTAAATGTATTTGCTTATCTGCTACTTACAATAGCACATATAAGGCCTTAATGCAAGTATAAATTTATTTTTATTGCTCAAGGTATCATAAAAGACCTATTGATAAAATAATCCGTTATAACTCAATATACGACGTTATAGAGCTATATATATTATAATATAGTGTATCTAAGCATATATTAATAAACTCAGAATCTAGGAGGGGCTTAAAAGATATTATTATACGGTACTATATAGAATTAATTAATAGGGGATTATATATAATATAATTATAGGGCGTTTTGGCACAGAAAAAGCCAGGCTTCCGGCGTCTGATCCGGTTACCTGGCTGAATGATTTTTTATTAATTTTCGATTAACTCGCCCCTCCTGAGTTCCTCGTTAGTGACACGATAGCACATTTTATAAAAACCTGTCAAGCTAAAAGCAAAAAATATTTTTCTTGACAAAACAAACGTTTGTGTGCTATGAATAATTTAACGGACTTCGGCGGCGGGTCTGTTCTCCCCTCGTTAGCCGCCACAAAAAAAAGAGTTTAAGCCCCTGGAGATTGTCCAGGGGCTTTTTTTCTTTCCACAATGGGGCTATTATTCTTCGACCATTTTCGCAACCATAATCGGTTTTCCGGTCGGCCTTCCGTCTACATCTCCGCTCTGGTAAGTGCGGGAAAATACCTTGTTCCCCTCCTTATCTTTCTACCAGTTTCCACTGGTTCTTCAGAAATCCTGAAATTCTCGGGACGATTTCGCTGCATCCCTCGACGCCCTCCGGGAAGAAGTTGCCTTCGTTCCCGTGCTGCATGTAAAAGCGTTCCTCGTCGTGTCCAACGATCGTATATGGACCGTGGAACACTTCCGTTGGGATTTCTGCCCCTGTTATTTTGTTAATTTTTGTGGCCTTACTGACCACATCATATAACTTCTTCATTTCTTACTTCCTCCCCATTCATATGTACCGCGGAAATGTCTCTCATTTCCGCTTTTTCTCGATTCCTCATTCAGGAAGCTTTCTACTTTGCCGAGATCCCCAAAGGTAACCGTCTGGGATGGAAATGTTTCCGCCCCGTTGTAAATCTTAACAAGATAGTTTTTATAGCTGTCTACAGAAACATTGTATTCCTTGTTTCCGATTTTCTCCATGTGATTGGTCCATCCGTTTACTCTAATCATTTTTCCCTCCTGATCCGCCCGCCCTGGGGGCTGTGTGCCTGTCTTCTTTAACTGTCTTTATTATACATTATAATTAATGTTTTTGTCAAGTGTTTATTTACATTATTTTAAATGTTTTTATTTTTTTCCGTTTCTACATATTTTATAACATTTCCTGGCTGCATATCTAATATAGTACAGATCTTGTCTAATGCTTTTATTCCGATCATTTCGTTTTTTCTTAATGACTGTATAGCATTTTCACCAAGCAGCTTTTCTTTTCTCAGCCTAGCCGGATTATATCCGGCATCTTTGAGTGTTTCAAGGACATCTATCTTATATGTTATCATTTTATTTTCCTCCTTTTTTCAGTTTGTTTTCATACTCTTATTATATATAAGTAATTTTAGTTTTGCAAGCATTTTTACATTATAAATAATGCACAAATTGTGGCACATATAAACGCATTAAATTTGGTGTATTTGCATATTGATTTTACATTAAAAATAATGTATTATATAACTATCAAAAGAAAACAAAAAACATTCAACCACGGGTTGAATGAATAGGAGGAAATGAACATGAAAATAGCAAGCATCAAATGGGAAAAGGGTTCCCTCAACAGCACCGCAATAGAGAAATTCAAAGAAATGGGAATTGACTATCATTACTCCCATTTCGGGGAGCTGCTGGCCGATCCTTACGGCGTGAGCTTGTATCTACCAGTTAAATATAGACGCGGAGATCTGGATCCGTCCCTGATCAACGTAGAAGTTTAACGCCTCCGGCGGCGGTCAAGCCGTAGCCCCAACGCAACCGCCGGATTAAAAAAAAGAAGAAAAGGAGAATAAGCTATGAGTTATTACACAATGAGCAACAAAGAGTTGTCCCAGCTGATCCGTAAGACATTAAAAGAAAACGGATTCACAAGCAAAGACGTATCTATTAGAGTTAGGGCGGCATTATATGACACATCTGTAAATATCACGGTTAAAAATCCACTTGTAAGGCTTTCGGAAGTGGAGAAAATTGCAAAAAAATTTTCTGAAGTCGATTACGACGAGCACAGCGGCGAAATTCTGGCGGGATGCAATGTTTATGTGCATTGCCAATACGAATATGGAATTTTCAAAGATGCTGCCGCCGATCTTCTCCCAGTTGCTGAAATGGTATTGAGCAACAAGAAAAAATATAGTGGTCACGCAATCGCAGACAACAAAGAAAAAAGCGTTCACATCATTCACTATCAGGGCGTGCAATGGGCGCTTGCGGAGTTTGAAAAAGATAAAAACGCCGCTTATAAATATAAACCTACATACTGGATTAATAGCGCAATGGATTTGGCTATTGCAATGTGGCGGTTCAAAAATCTTGGTACTATTTACGCATAACAGAGCCGGTAAGCGTACCGGGGAGCATTTCCCCGGCGGCCTTTTAAAATAAAAAATCAGGAGGAAAACAAAATGAAAGAATATATTTTAAGCGAATTAGGATTCCGCACAGTTAGCGAGTGCAGAAAAATTACAGATGCGATGGAAGGAAAAACTTTTATGAAATTTCATATTAGTTTCTCAAATGTTTGTGGAAACTGTATGATTATAATTTCAACAAATTACGATGCGGAAGAATCTTATATTAAGCAATTTTTTATTTCTGCTCTTGTTAGTAACTTACTTATCTCTCAGGCGTAATGGTTCCAGCCGGGTTCGATTCCCGGCAACGCCCTTTTATTTTAACACCCGGCTCCCATGGGTACAGGGAAGAAAGAAAAGACATGAAAAAGAAAAGTAGCTATATCGCCGTACAGGTGACAGAGAACGGGAAAAACTATGCTTACGCCGTGAAGGTTTCTGAAAGCGATAACTTACTTTCAAAATTGGCGATAAAGGACATCACAGCGGCGAACCTTTGCAGCACGAAAAAAGAAGCCGAAGAAGTTGTTACAGCTTGGAACGAAAGTTTCAAAAATAACGGTTCATTTATGTTCGGGGAGGTGTTCTACTAATGAGTGAAAAAATAATTGACAAGCTGTTAACGTTGACAGCTGAAGAACTTGACAGTTACAGTGATTTTTTATCCGGTATTTTTCACAACGGAATTACCGATGATGAACTTAATTTAAAAATTGCAAAATATTTAGGACTGGAGGAATAAAAA